GTCCACTTCTAGCATAATATTTATCCCAAAACCAAATACATTCTCTTTTCTCTTGGGGTAATCTAACCAAAGCTTCACCAACTGCATCATTATCTCTAGGTAATTCAGGATTAATATGTAAATAATCAATCATTTTTGTTTCACGACGTAATTCTGCAAAATACATATGTAAAAATAAAACAAATACAATGATATTAAAAGAAAATGCACTGTCTTTTAAGCTTTCGCCAGTACTAATATTGTCACTCATAGCACAAATATGATCACCACATTTTTGTGGAACAAATAATACTAAAAAAGAACCCATTAAGGCACGATACAATTCAGTTATAAATGAAATATACATACCAATTTTCTGTTTAAAATCTTGGTCACTTACAGTTTCTTTAAGAGAATCCAAACATCCTTTTTTATCAAGCTTAACCATGTCAGTAGTTTTTTCAATTACAGGTTCTTGTTCTTCTTTACCACTCATTATACTATTGTATATATTATTCTTACATTTTAATAGTATGCATAATTATTTTTTAGTATATACGGTTTTAGGTGTAAATCATCTAAATATAAGAATTGTAATATAATTTTTTATAATATTAATATATAGAGATGCCATCATTAACCAAAAAAAATAGAGGTAGAGGTAAGAATTGTCATAATAGTAGTATAAAGATACTAAGCCGTCCGCGTTCATCACCTACAAATACCATGTGGTCTTTGGTGCCAACGAATCAAGGTTATCAAAGCATGCGTCAAGAAAAAGAACAAGAAAACCGGTTAAACCCAAAATTAACAAATATATTAAGAGTACAAAATAAGATTATAAATGCTGAAAAAAATAAAAAAAATATTGCTTCAAAATATGATGAACATTATGAAAATTATGATGATGAAGTTCCAAGTATTAATGAAACATGGAAAACATGTGAAGGTGATTATACATATCCATTAAGAAAAAGTCAAACTATAAAGAATCTAAACGATTTAGTAGGAGGTAAAAAATATAAAAAGAAAACCCACAAACATCATAAAAAGAAAAAACCTATTCCTTATAAAAAAAAAAACATAAAATACAAGTAAAAAATATATACAAATTTATTATATATTTTTACATCATTGATGATTTAAAACATTTTATAAATACGTGAGAATACATCGGCTGCAAGAACACATGCTTCTCGTAAATATTGGGCAACCATTACTTTATCTGTAACATCTTCAAATGCAACACGAATAACACTATCTGTATCGTGTGGATGAAATTTTTTAAAACCACAATATGACATTTTTTTATTTTCAATAAAATATTTTTCATATAATATATATTCCAATACCTTACCCATTGTATAATCTTCATTTTCCAATACAATATCAAAACAATAATCCATTGTAGTTTCACTTAATTTAACTAATACAAGTCCAGAATCAATAGAATTAACTAAATCTAAGAATTTTTTATGTAAAATTTCATTTGCCATTTGTACAATTTTGTTATTCTCATATACACCTACAGATTGTATTACAAAATCAAAACTATTTTCTTGAAAATGACGATGAGCATCTAATAAATAAAAGTTTCGTTTTTGTATTTCCAATTCGTCGGCAGTTGAACCATCGGCTTTTATTTTGTTTTCGTGTTCTTCCCAAATCTCTTTAGACTTAATGACATCTATAGTATTACCATATGAACACTTGGATACTACATTAAACATACTGTTGTCCTTCGCAGTGCGAAGAGAGAATTCTGCCGTTAATTTAAGTTTCTCTCCAGGAATAGTATTTCCAATTCTAGGTCTTAATCTTGCAAAATCAATATACATATTTGTACGAATATTAGATGGAAATATTTTATTTTGTTCACTTTCAGTTAGATAGTTATTAGTTGTTTTATTACGTATTTTAAAATCATTTGTCGTAATAATACGCATTGAATCTGTATTATTCTCTACATCTAAATCTAATATATAATTATTAGGTAAAATATCTAATTCTTTCATATGAATAGGTATACAACTTAAACGGTGTTTTAATATTTCATTATGTAGTCTAGTAGTATTCACTTGAATATTACATTGATTATCATTATATGTTTCAGTATAGAATGCTAAGGTTGGTATATCACTTAGTATTGTACGTCGTATAGCATTAGCTAAACTTACATTTAAACCACTTACTGTAAATTTAAATTCATCTTCATTATTTGATATATTTGAAATTAAAGGGTCCATTTTGTTATATAATTAACTATATTTATATATATTTATATACATATAATCTCAATCAATTTTTTGAATTATTATCGGTAATATTTAACTAACAAATAATAAGGATAATAATACAAAAAATAATAGAATAGGTGCCAACACTAGTAACCAGGCTAATGGTGTGACGCCTTCTCTACATAATATGTTTAAAATCCATGTCCAAAACAATATATACAAAACTTTAATTACAAATAACATATTTATATTGGGAACTTCACATTCTTGTGCCCCTAAACAATATATATGGGTATTACTCATATTTTGAAAATACATAACCATTAATAATATAATTGATATTATCAAATAAACATAAGAAGGTGTACATAAATTTTTTAATCCAATCATTTACTTATTATAAAAAATACATAGATTATTTTTATACAACAAAATTATTACTACCACCAAAATTATATAAATCTGTTCTTGAATCCAGATTTCCACCCATTATATTTGCATCTGCAATTGCACCTGATGTTGTTACATTTCCACCAATTGGATTATTAAATAAGGAATTACCGCCTTTCATTAGTCTTTTTTTACGCGTTTGTCTTTTACGTTGACGAGACTTTTTACCACCAAAAAAGGAATTACATCCACATTTTCCTCCTTTTATTTTTTTTCCATTTTTTATTTTTTTTCCACTTTTTGTTTGACTCGTTTTATGAGTTCTTGCCATTATATATTAATACTATATTATCTTATCTTATTCAATATCAACATGTGTCAACATATGACGACGACAACATACACTATGTAATCCTAAATCGTCTAATACTACACCTTCTGTTGTTTTTTCAGCATTTACCTTTGTTAAATATACTACCTTATCAGGTGAATTACCTTGAAGTAATTTAATTCTTCTTACTTCATTTTGATAATATCTATACTTATCTGCTAGTACCATACCACATGTAAAACATTTTACTGGAATAATCATTTTATTTCAAATCTATAATATAACATTATAAACTAATTTATAAATCAATTTTTTAAAAATAATATAAAATTGATAATATTATTCTTATTTAAAAGTATACTAAAAATATGAAAACTCAAAACATAATTAAAGGTTACTATGGTATTATGGATTTAGATGTTACTAATATTGACCCAAAATTTAGAGCAGATGCGATAAGACAACATTATGAAGATATTAAAAACTATAAATATGAACAGAGTAATTTAAAACCAGCTTTACGATACGAAAATACAATTGGGCGTGTAAAAAATATCCATGAACTTGATGCAAAATTTGCAAAAAAAAGAAAAGAAAAACATGATATAGAAAAAATTATACATAGTAAAATCTATAATGAAGCTAAAACGAAATAGTTTAGAATAATATATACAAAATATATATATATGAGTAGTTCTAATAAAAAAAGAAAGGAAGATGCAACACTCAAAAGTGTTTTTAATGGGCCAAGTCATTCAAATGATTTAACTGTGTTACAAATTGTAGAATTACAACGAAAAGCTCATGCTGATGGAACTCTTAAAAGATTGAAAAAAGAACGCGAAAATGAAACAATGGAAGATTTTGAAAAAAGAATATTTAAACAAGCTGAAAAAGATAAACAAGATAGAAATGATGCCGAAATTGCTCGTTATAAAGCTGATACGCATAAATATATGAGCAGAGACGGTAATTCACGCGCGTTGCTACAAGATAGTCGTCTATGGGATACGCCGTTAGATAATCCACCTATAAATAAAAAACCTGATTTAAAACCAGTTGCCATTTATTCAAAACCCAACGATGGTAATCCAATTGATGAAGTAAAATATAATTGGCAACAAAAATGGTTTAGACAAAATGAATCCGTTAATCATGTTATTCGTGAGACAACCCGAGATTATGGATGGAGAAAACGTTTTCTTGAGAGGTATTACGACGAATTTAAACAATTCCGTGAAAGTGATGAGTATATAAATGCTACGGAAAAATTATATCCCATATGGCGTACAAAACAACAAAAAATATGGGAAGCAAATAAAAAAGAGGAAGATGATAGACTGAACAGACTATTATCTTTTAAACCAAAAACACCATCTTGTAAACCAAAAACACCATCTTGTAAACCAAAAGAAAATTCTGGTTATGACTATGAAATAATTAAATCTAATCAACAAGCCAATACTTATTATTATCATGATAAAAAGAAGAATGATGTTAGATGGTTAATGCCTGACGATAAAATACCAGTGTTTGAATCTTCAAGATATCCCGGCAATTTTTATTACACAGATAAGACTACTAGTGAACAAAGATGGGTACTAAATAACGCAGAAAATACTGGTGGTAAAAGAAAATCACACAAGAAAAAGACTACAAATAATGGTAAAGTGAAGAGAAAATATAAAAACAAGGGAACTCGTAAGAAAAAAATGTAATAATACTATAAAATGAAATATATTATATTATTATTAATATTATTTAGTATTTTTATACTTTTTAACAGTAGTGTAAAAGAAGGTAATCAATCATTAACTGATATTGCGAAAGAAAAAGCTATAAATAGTGCAAAAGATGCAGGTTTTGATTCTGGATTTTATGAAACAGGTAATGTAATGGGTCCAGATGATATAAGTAATGAATTGAAAGATAAAATAGATTACAACAATAATATGGACAATCTAGATGTTGAATATCACGACCCACCGGAAGTTATTGCAAAAAATGAAGATATAGAATTTCGTTCTGTATGGGTGTATGACCCAATCCAAAAGAAAAAAATAGCGATTAAACGTCCAGCAATGCAAAGTAATTTTACCTATTATGAACCAGATACATATAAATATGGTGCAGTTACATATGTTCCTAGTTATACAGATAGTGTACTATTAAGTCGTAGTAATAATTATATTGGGGATTATATTTTTAACGATGAATATGAAAAAACAAAAGCAACACAAGAACAAAAATTAATATCTAAAGGGAACGCTGCTTTTGTAAAAGAGGAAGAAGAAAAGAAAAATAAATAATTATATTAATTTCATTCCCTTTGAAGTTTTCTTTTTTACCATTACCTTATTATTGTGTTCTGCATTATGTAATGTATCGTGACATTCTTCACATACAGTCAATAGATTCGCTTTATGATTTTTATGAAATGAATTAATAAATCCATCTTCATTTGCATGTTCTTGATGTTGCAAATGATGAACTTCTTCCCCCATATTTTTTTTACACATTTCACAAATTCCTCGTATTTTTTTAGCATTATATGTACTTTGCTTATTTGATAAAATTCCACGTGTTTCTGGATAATATTTATTACGTATTTCATATGCTTTTTCTAAAAATTCTTCATCCAAATGTAATGATTTACATACTTCTAATCCATAAATTCGCGGTCCTGAACCTTTTTTTAACTTTCTATCATAAACAAGAGAATCTAATTCTCTATCATATCTAACTTCCATATGCATTTGTGTTAATTTTTGTAATGATATAATTTCATCATAGGAAACAATTTCATGAAAATGTGTTGCAAAAATATAAGAAGATTCTCGTTTATTGAATTCAATTAATCCTGCAACAAATATACTTAAAGCAGATTCAGTTTCTGTACCAGAACATAATTCATCTCCTAGAATTAAACTATTTTCATCTGCCATTTTTAATATTACTCGTAATTCACTCATTTCAACCGCAAATGTAGATAATCCTTTAAAAATGTTATCATTACCTAATATTCTTGAATATATTGCAGTGTATGGTTTATATATAAACGAAGAACAAGGAACATACATACCAGTTTGGGCCATAATAATAGATACACCAATAGACCTAATTAATGATGTTTTACCTACCGCATTGGTTCCATATAATAAAACTCCATCTTGTGAATTTTCTTCTGTACCAATACTAATATTGTTAGGAACATATAACTCATCTTGTTGTATGTGTTCAATTAAACAGTGTCTAATATTTTCAGCAATAAATCCCGATTTTTGTAAATTTGTATTTATTACTGGCTTACAATAATTGTTCTTTTTGGCAGTGTAAGCTTTACTTTGTAATACATCTAATTTTGCAATATAAGATGATATGTCTTCTATATTTGTAAAATATGTGTCTTCTAATTTAGTTAATACATCTAAGTAGGTATCACCGATTAATTTATTTAAAATCATTTTATAGTTTAAGTTATCCTTGCATATTTTTGATAATAATGGAAATGTAATTTCCATATTAGTACCAGTTGCTTTTACATACTTAATGTCATCTATATTAAATGATATATTCAAGTATTCATTAACAGGTATATCTTGATTTTTAGCACTTTCTAATAATGTTTTCAATATAGTACATCTTTTATTTGTAATTTGAAGCGTAGACCCAGATTTTTCTGTTTCATGCACTTTAACAAAATCTGTATCCCCTGTATTTATATTATGAAATTTAAAAAAACCATTAAATATTTTATGAATTTCATTAAAATGTGACAAACTTAATTCATATTTATCAATAGCATCATCTAGTTTTTTAGAAACACCCTTTTGTATAATATTATTATTAAATGTAGTCATAGAATTAATAGATTTACACTCTTCTAATAATAAATTTTTTTCTAAAAATTCCATTACACTGGAAATTTTTGTATCCATTAGAGAACTACAATCAATATTATTATCATTTACAATATTAGAGCACAAATATTGAGTTATTTCTTGGTTTTCATATAAACAAACATTAATTTGTTGAATATAATCCAAACTAGAAAACAAATCAAATATTGTTCTTGGATAAATTTTTTTGAGAACAAGTTGCCGTAAAATTTTATCTATATCTTTTATTTTTGTAATTTGTTTACGAAAAGAATCAAATATTTCAATATTATCATCTTGTAATACAATATCTATCATATCATATTCTACTTGTAGCCATTCTTCATCAAATGTAGGGTTAGTTAAATTATGTTGAAATAACCGTCTACCCATTGGTGAACAAGACTTATTCAATAACGACATAACCGATGATAATTTACCCATTTTCTTACTATCTAATGATGCATCATTAATTATGTTTAATTGTAATAGTGTATGATTTGCCAAAATAACTCGGTTAGATGTATTATTAAATTCAGGAATATTAATTTTCTTATTTAACATTGGATTATGTTCTTGTATAAAATTTAATAAATAACAAAAAGATTTCGTTGCAACTGTATATTCTTGGAATTGGGTGCATACATCATATGTATCTTCTTTATAAAAAAATGTCAATAATTCTTTGATATATTTTTGATTAGTACATTTTACTATTTTTGTATTTGTTTCATCGCGTGAATCTAATAAGTGAACAGTGCTAATTTTAATATTTGAATACTGCATGATTGATTGTAATATAGGTTCATCAAATGGTGATATAATAATAATTTCACTTGGGTTATATATTGATATATATCGTTCTAATTCATCAAATGAAGTAACATTAATATTGTTCTCTGTATCATGTTGAAATATGGATGATTGACCAGTAAAAATATTTACAACAGAAACACCATAAATTAATGTTCCGGTAGAGTGTTTACTTATATTTCTACGTGGTTTAAATACATCAAACCATATTGCCATTATATTGTTAGAAATTTCCGTATTTGTATCTGTTTCACAAGATATATATGTTCCAGTTGAATATACTTTATCTAGTTCTCTGTACACGGTTTTACCGTCTTTCACTTGTATATAAACAGCCACAGTATAACCATTTTCTGTAATCATTGATATGTATTTATCAATAGTATAATCTCTAAAACCAGCCATGACTATATTACCAGAATCATACTGTTGTGTTTTAGTAGATATATTTAGCTTACATATATCAGTGACTTCTTCTATTTGGCTTCCTATTATTTTGTCTTTTTTTTGTATACCATAAATTTCAAAAAATGCACCAACTTGTAAAAAAACTATAGTTTTTGCACCATATTCAGTTGTATATTTATCAATATAACTAAAATATTCAGAATAAATAGATTGTTCATTTCCGGTCATATTATTATATAATAACAAAAATGTTTATGTTATTATAAAATTGAGTTTATATTATAATTTATATATATATATAAATAATTTACTACCAAAATGAATATAACTACTTATAAATCTCTTCAAAATATCCATACATATGATGATAACTATTATGATAACAATGATTATGGATATTTTTGTGATCCAAGTAAACCTGGTTCACCTTTTATTAAAGGTAAATATAAATTAAGGTCATATAGCCATCCTTCTTATATAGATCCAATTAGAGAATTAAACGAAATTGCCGAAGAAGCAGAAAGATACGAAAAATCAACAAGCAAAATTATAACAGAACATATAGATAAATATGTACGAATAATAATATATACTGTTGTTATTGTATCTTCTATGACGGTAACTTGGTTATTAAGTGAATATAAATTTATATAATTTACTTTTCCACGTCATGTAAGAAATTATATAATAAATTATCTGGATTATGATTTTGTATTTCTCCACATATTAACATTGCACTTTCATACATTTTACGCAATACATCATTTGGTGTATTTGACCCTATTCTAATAAACCCATGTTTTATTAAATACCTTCGTATTTCATGAATGGGTACCTGTTTTATTAATTGAGTTTTAGTTGATATATTATTTCTTATCGTTTTATTTGAAACTAATACAGATACTTTTGGCATTATTCGGGATCTACCAATCTTATACGTACGCCGTATAATTTTTTTTCTTTTCATTTTCTTTTTCTTATTTTTATTCATATTTATATTTTCTATTTTTTCTTTTATTTTAGAACTTTGTAATGATGATGTTAAATTATTACTCTTTACATATATTGGTGTATCGGGCGGTTTACCACCAATTATATCAGGTTGTGTTTTACGTGTTTGATTCATAAATGACCTATATGTAGGTAAGCTTCCATTCTTTAAACAACCATATTTGGGTATTGCTGTATTTGTATTGATTACAGTTGGTAATTCATTTATAGCAGGTTTTATGCTATTAGTAATATTATTTAATGTAGCTGGTAATGTTGTATTTATCATGCTAGGTTCTATATATGATTTATTAGGAAGAGGGTTTGTTATTGTTGGATATTGTTTTATTGTATGGTTATTTGTATTTGGTTTACTACTCGCTGTTTGACTAACGTTATCTTCTAAATTTTTAAAAAAGTCAGTAGCATTTTTAAAATCACTATTAAAATTTTCAACATCATTGGTAGTTTTTTTATTAGAATTATCAAATTTATTTTTATATTCAGTTTCTTGATGTTTTCTAATCATATTCAAAATTGACCTCTTCTTTAATGAATCATTCTTTTTTGGTTTAGATACTTTCATTTTTATTTTAGAATCTTCTGTTGGTTTATCTCTTTTTTTACGTGTTGTATTACTTGAAAATGAAAATATATTGGGGTCTATTGCAATTACTTTCTTATCACTCATTTATAATTGATACTTATAATATATGTACATCTTACGAAAAGAATATCATAAGTAAAACTTATTATTTTCCTAAATATGGCTTATTACTTGGTAAATAAAGTTTGTGCTACAAACCAAATAGCAACAAATTGTGTAATACTGGTTAATGGTTGTATTCCGGGTACTGCGTCTACCAAGTAGTTATTCCAACAATATTTCCCTAAAACAAATACTAAAAGTAAAATAACAAAAATTATCAATAATATGAACATTACATCTTGTGATATAAATTGCTGACTACCGATTTCTGTTTTCTTATCTTCCATACTTTCCTTTGGTTTCAAATTGACAAATGCATCTAGACCTTGTTTTATGAATTCAAACATTCTATATTATTTATACATAAAAATTTTGTAAATGTTTTGGTAATTCATTATTTTCTCTATTATTTTTAAATATTTTAAATGCATTTTTTACGTCTTCCATTATTATTTTTTTACGTAAACCTATATCTTTTCCATATATACGCTTTCCATGACTAATTTTTATATAAGTTAATAATTGTTCCATATCTCTACCATAATTTACAAAAACTTTATAATTTGTTTCAAACCATTTATTTAATATAGTTGTATCGCAATCTAATTTCCAGCCACTTTCTAACACTTTTTTTTTAAATATTTGTTGTAACTCTTTTGCATCGTACTTATCCATATTAAATTTCCAAATAAATCGTGATTCCAAACCTTTATTAACTTTAAAAAATGTGTTCTTTAATTCATCTTCATATCCTGCAATTATTACCATTAAATCGTTCTTATGGTCACTTAATTTTTCACACAGTGTATCTAAACATTCTTTTGAAAAACTATCACCATTATCATTAGAAGCCAATGAATATGCTTCGTCTATGAATAACACACCACCAATGCAGTCGTCTATAATTTTAGTTGTTTTCATTGCAGTTTGCCCCAAATAACCGGCAATTAAATCACTTCGGGTTACTTTTTTAAAGACATTCTTATTTAATATTCCTAATTTTGAATACATATTACCCATTAACTTTGCTATTTCTGTTTTTCCTGTTCCGGGTGGACCATAAATAACTGTATGTTTATAATCACTATTACCATTTAAATCTATATCTAATTTTTGTATAAAAAATAGCATTTGGTCCAATACAGACTTTTTTATGGTTTCCATACCAATCATATCATTTAATGCAATCAATTCATCTTTTACATTATGTAATGATTTCAAATCTATATTATATTCTGTATTAGTGTCATATTGGTGTGTATTTATTATATCTATCAAATCTGATAGATTATGAATAGAATTATCAATGATTACTTTATTCGTTTTTAAATCTTTTATTTCATTATGTTTTATTTCATTATGTTTTTTTATTTTCTTTTTTTGGTTTGGATTCAATATATCAATATTATTATAATATTGATGTTCTATATTATCCATTAAAACATCATATTCCAAATAATTCATATCATTTTTAGTTGCATGTTCATCCAAATAATTTATAAATTTTTTTGATTTATTCATCCAATAATTATCATAAATAAATCTTTTTATCTACATTCAATAAAACTATTTTTAAATAATTAAATAAAATACAGTTAAAAAATTGAAAATATATTTCATAGCAAATATGTATAAAGTTATTACAAAATAATGTCTTCTTATGAAATGAAATCTGCGTGTGCAAATCACGATAGTAGTAGTAGTAGTATGGCAAAACCGAATTCTAAACGTAAGTTAAAGATTAAGCCTCATGAAAATGAAGAAACCAACACAATTAAACATATAATTGATACTGAAAATAATATTGAAAAACATATAAAAAATATTAATAATACTATTCCGGATAATGAAAAAAAAGTATTAGAACATTTGGGTAATTATGTAGAAGAACCTTATCAAATTATTGAATCTTACTTTGAAGGGAAACATCTAGATAGATTAGTTAGACATCAAATTGAATCGTATAACAATTTTGTAAACTATCAAGTTCAACACACAATTGATATGTTCAATCCTGTTAAGATACACTCTGAAAATGATTTTATTCCAGAAACAAATCAATATATACTTGAATGTCTTATTACATTTGATAATTTTAAATTATATCCCCCTCAAATTCATGAAAATAATGGTGCAACAAAAATCATGCTTCCACAAGAAGCTAAACTGAGAAACTTTACATATGCGTCTACTATGACTGTTGACATTAATATTGATTATGTTATTAGAAATAATGAAAATATGGATAATATCAAGGTTATTAAGAAAACACTACCGAAAATTAATATTGGGAAAATGCCTATTATGTTAAAATCATCTATATGTGTTTTAAATCAAAACAATAATTTTACTAATTCGCAACTTACTGGTGAATGCAAAATGGATTGTGGCGGATACTTTATTATTAAGGGTTCAGAAAAAACTGTTCTTGGACAAGAACGTGCCGCTGAAAATAGAATATATTGTTTTGATGGAAAAAAGACTACCAAATGGAACTGGATTGCAGAAATTAAATCTGTTCCGGATTTTAAATGCATATCACCAAAACAAATTGAAATGATGATTGCATCCAAAAATAATGGGTTTGGACATGGTATTTATATTACTATACCTAGAATTAAACAACCGATTGAATTATTTGTATTGTTTAGAGCACTTGGTATTATTACTGATAAAGACATTTGTAAGCATATCGTGTTAAATATTGAAGCTGATGAAAATGCGGAAGTTCTACAATGTTTACAAGCATCCATTATTGATGCAAATTCATATATGACTCAAGAAGATGCAATTGAACATATTACTACATATGCTTCCTATACCCCAATTAATATGGATAAAGAAACTGGTATACAAAAAAAGCGGAATTTTACACTAGATGTTTTAGAAAATGACCTTTTCCCACATTGCAAAACAAAAATTCAAAAAATATTCTTACTTGGATATATGGCATCCAAACTTATTTGCACTAGTTTGGGATGGAGAAATACGGATGACCGTGATTCATACATTAATAAACGTATTGAACTTACCGGCTCTCTTCTTAATAATCTTTTTAGAAATTATTTCAATAAATTGGTTAAGGAAATGCAAAAACAAGTCATTAGAGAAATTAATACTGGCTCATGGCGTTCCAGTGAAGATTACAGCAATATTATTAATATGACTAATATTTATAAAATTATGAAATCTACCACCATTGAAAATGGTATTAATAGAGCATTATCTACAGGTGATTTCAGTATCAAACAATCTAATAGTAGTAAGGTTGGTGTTGCACAAGTGTTAAATCGTCTTACCTATGTTTCTAGTTTAAGTCATCTTCGCAGAATTAATACCCCACTTGAAAAAAGCGGTGAACTAATTGCGCCGCGTAAATTACACAATACTACTTGGGGATTCTTATGCCCAGCTGAAACACCAGAAGGACAGTCTATTGGTGTTGTCAAAAACATTAGTTATATGGCACATATTACAATACCTACTAATAGCTTTGCATTATATGAATATATTAAGCCTTTCCTTATTTCATTTGATGATATTCAAGATACTAGTGAAATTCACAATAAGATAAAGGTATTTGTTAATGGTGCATGGCAAGGTGTTACAAATAATCCGGAAGAAATGTATAATGACCTCAAATTTAAAAAAAATACTGGAATTATTAATATTTATACATCCATTATCTTTGATTATAAATTTTTAGAAATTAGGATTTGTAGTGATGGTGGTAGATTAACTAGACCAGTATTGCGAGTAAGAAATAATAAGGCTTTAATTACAAACGAAATCCTTCAGTCATTGGTTAATAAAACACTTACTTGGAATGACCTTCTTATCAATTGTAATATTGATGAATCGGTTATTGAATATATTGACCCAGAAGAACAAAACTTTACAATGATTGCTATGAAATCTAAAGATGGATACTTACAAAATAATAGCTCACAATTCAACTTTACACATTGTGAAATACATCCTAGTACTATTTTCGGTGTACTTGCTTCATGTGTTCCTTTCCCTGACCACAATCAAGCACCCAGAAACACTTACCAATGTGCGATGGGTAAGCAAGCGATGGGTGTTTATGCTACAAATTATGACCAACGAATGGATAAAACTGCATATGTACTCAATTACCCGACTAGACCTTTAGTTGACACACGAATCATGAATTACTTACATCTAAACCAAATCCCGTCTGGAACACAGATTCATGTCGCAATTATGACACATACCGGATATAATCAAGAGGATAGTGTCCTAATTAATAAGGCGTCTATTGATAGAGGGTTGTTTTTAGCTACTATTTACCATACCGAAAAAGATGAAGACAAAAACATTATACGCGATGAAATCATTCGGTGTAAACCAGAACCATCTAAAACAAAAGGTATTAAGTTTGGCAATTATGATAAATTAAATGCGGATGGGTTTATTCCTGTAAATGAACTTGCAGAAAATAGAGATGTTATTATTGCAAAAATTGTTCCTATCAAAGAAAATAGAAATGACCCCACAAAAACAATTAAATATGAAGACCAAAGTAAAACATTTAGAACCACCGAAGAAGCTTATGTTGATAAAAATTTCACAGGTAGAAATGGTGATGGATATAATTTTGCAAAGGTACGACTACGTGTACTCCGTAAACCCACATTCGGTGATAAATTCTCTAGTCGTCATGGACAAAAAGGTACTGCTGGAAATATTATACCCGAATGTGATATGCCTTTCACCAAGTCTGGTCTTCGCCCAGATATTATTATTAATCCACATGCTATTCCATCTAGAATGACTATTGGACAACTCAAAGAAACCCTACTTGGTAAGGTTTTATTAGAACTTGGAATGTTTGGTGATGGTACAAGCTTTGGTAATCTTGATGTTAAAACAATTTCACAAGAACTATTAAAACTTGGTTATGAAAGCTATGGCAATGAGCTCATGTATAACGGTCTTACTGGTGAACAACTTGAAACCAACATATTCATTGGACCTGTATTCTATCAGCGTCTCAAGCACATGGTTGCGGATAAACAACACAGTCGTTCCATTGGACCTATGGTTAATCTTACTAGACAACCTGCTGAAGGTAGAAGTCGTGATGGTGGTTTCCGTATTGGTGAAATGGAAAGAGATGTTATGATTGCACACGGTATGACCAAATTTTGTAAAGAACGAATGTATGATGTATCCGACAAATATAATGTTCATGTATGCAAAAAATGCGGTATGATTGCATCTTTCAATGACGGTAAGAAAAACAGACTGTATGCAAGCAATGACTATTCCATTCACTTATGTAATACTTGTGATAATCGTACTGATTTTGCAAAGGTTGATATCCCCTATGCATACAAACTTATGGCACAAGAACTACAAACTATCAATATCGTTCCACGCATCATTACCGAATAAATACTTATAAATATATTTAACAACTTTTTTTTTATTATGTATTTTATCAAAAATATATAATTATTTTTTGTTAATAATTCGGCCTATTTATGTAACAATATATGCAGTAATTACTAATATGTTATCAAAAATTATAAAAAATTGATTTAAAGTTATATAAATATTATCCGTCATATATACTATAAATCAAAATGATGACGGACAAACGAATTAAGAATGAACAATGGACAGTGCGTGAACTGATTCAGCAAGTGCAGAATCAACATATAAGCAAACCTAAATTTAATAGAAAAAAAAAGTGGGATATTATTCGTATCAAAGAAATAAAACCGAATATACAAGACTACATAATATTTTTATATGGTACATATAATAGCGTTCATGCTATTACATTTGGTGAGTATACAACTGATGGTAACTTATCTTTTTCAAATATCGATGGAAATAATAGAATAAATGCAATTATGCACTTTATGAACAAACCGTTTACTATATTTCCAGAATATTTAAAAGATTTATTTAAAGAATTAGATGAAATTGACAATGTGGATAAAATAATTATACAAGAAATAAAGGATGTATTTAATAATATATCATACAATGATATGATATCTATTAAAACACCTGGTAAATATTTTAGAACAATAGGAAAAACTGAGTTATATTCTAATATACAACATAAAAATGATGATTTTGATGATAGAATTGAAGAAATACAAAAACTATTAAAAATTAATGGCAATAGCTTTGACAGTTATATTAAAATTAATGTTAATCTATTTGAAAGATATACAAATGATGAATTATGTAAAACGTTTGAGGATATTAACAAATTTGATAATAAATTAACAGAAATTGAATTACTAGCATGTCGGTTATATCATATAACTAATTTTACAATTAATGACTCTATTATAAAAACACAATTACAACAAACTATATGTGAATATTATAAAGAAAAATCAGAAGGTGAAGTATTAAAATGTTATAATTACACTGACGCTGAAATTATTAATGCATATGATTTTATTGTTGGTTTTCAAAATCTATGTCATAATACTTATAACTTCATTGAAAAGACTGATTATAATGGATTATCTTTGTTCTTTAAATTATATAAAACATTATATGGTCTTAATGAAACATCATATACAACAGAAAATGTTAATGATTTTATAAAGTATATTAATTATTCTTGTAATATTTTAAACGAAGTTATCCAATCTATGTTCACAACCCAATTAAATGATATTTTATTTAATAAATCATGTTTAATAAAGCTAAATCTATTGAAAAAAAATACTTTATATATGATTTTAATTAGTATAATTGGATTTTATAAACAAAATACAGATGAAACTATAATCAAAAATTCTATTGCGAAATGTATTTTGTATCATTTTATGATTAGTGATGTAAGCGATAAAGATAAAAAAGGCTACTTTAAAAATTTTGATACAATTCTATATGAAGCAGGTGGTTCTTATATTAACAATAAAACTAAACAGTACTTAGAAAGCCCCCTAACAATTGTACACGATAATATAGAAAACCTATTTGTAGAATTAATTGACTATCTATGTTTGGAAAATAATATGCCAGCCGAAAGATATATGGATGATGAAAACACAAAACTCAAAAAGGAAAAACGCAGAAAAATACAGTTTTGGGAAAAAACATTAATGTTTTATTATTATAAAGAACATATACCAATTAATATGTTAGAAAATGATTTTAGTCTAGAACATATTATTCCCAATAGTAGTATTTGGGAAGGAGAACTTGATAAAGATAGACTCGGTAATTTAACACCTATTATTGCTTCAATTAATTCTTCAAGGGGAAATAGACATATTAATTTTTATAAAGATAGCGATCAAACTGGATTATGTGGATTTATGAAAAATATTATACCTACCAATGAAGTTTACGATAGTATTATGAACCATGCTACCAGAAAAGCAATTATTATAAATAATGATGCTTATAATGAGTTATGTTTAAAAAATCAAGAAACATATAAAAATAATTTTATTCAATGTATATTTTAGACATTTCAAGATTTAAAACGCCGTTTTTGAAACAATTATAATAAAAAAACACTTTTTTATTAGCATTAACTTGTGTAAGTTTATGTTTACATTGAATTATACTGCAGTTTTTGAGTTCTTTGAACGTCTATTCTTATTCGTCTCTTTATTCATTTTTCTTGATTTTCTTCCACCTTTTCTCTTATTACGACGAGTCTTTCTTCTTCCTCCAGTTACTTGTGGGCAGTTAAGCTCAATCTCACCACCGCCGGTTTGAAGGTCCATTGACGAGAGTGATGAACCATCTGCTCTATCTACGTCACGTAATATTGGTGATAATGATAGAGTTCCTATTGGTGGTGAACCATCTGGTGAAATAGGTTCTCCCATTGATGATGGTGAACCATCTGTTGAATTCGGGTCATATGTTGGTGATGGTGGTGGCCAATCTGGTGAATTCGGTTCATATGGTGGTCCTCCAATATCCATTGGACCAGCAACAATAATATCTTGTTCAGGTTCATTCAGGTTTTCTTCATAATCTGTGGTTGCAGGTTGTGCATTAAGTAAAACCGATGTTTTTGAGGCATAACCTTCTTGACAATGCAATGCACTTGATTGAGCTACACCTGCATTAACAGACGCGAGAGATACATAAGACTTAAAACCTTTGTTTAGATTATATAACACATACAATTGATTTTTATAGTTATTATCATTCTCATCCTGATTATATGTTGTCTCTAACATTTTATCCATAATACAGTAATTATTATTAACATGCAGCCCAAATGAGCGTAAACTCAGGTATTTAGTTTGGGTATCAAGATTTGTATTATCTATAAAAATTCGGTCACTAACATTGTTACAACCATAGAAAGAGTTTTCGTCCTCCATCCAAGCCATCATCATTGGACCAACTTCATCAGTCCCAAAACCATCACTTTGGTTGGTAAAGAAATACCGGTTTACACCAGAGCTATCAGAATCGTATAAAATAACAATATTATTTTTATCTTTATGGATATATTCTTCAACTGTTTCACTTATATCGTCTAAAGTAATTGGGTCTGTAAACTTTATTTTTTTAGTTATATTTACTTTAAATGTTGGATAATTTTTCATTATTAATATATATATTCATATTAATAATTAAAAATATTACTTTTTATAGTTTTTTTGGGTTCCTTTTTTCGTTTTATTTTTTTTATGTCTGTTTTTCTTACTTCCACCAGATGATGTTTTTTTAGAAATCTTTATTGCTTTTTCTGCTAATTTTGATGCAGTTATCGCTGTTTTTGCTGCTTGTTTTGCATCCTTTGCTGCTTGTTTTTCTTATTTTTGGTGCGAACTTAAATATTCAAATGTGTATAATTATTCAAATAATTCTTCTACATTATGCTTTAAAGATACTTTTTTCTCAATATCCTCAATATCTATATTTTTCTTATATTTATCTGGATTACTAATAATATCAGTTATTATTTGTATATCATCTGCAATATTACCAGTTAAATGTATAACATTATTAGGAAAGTACTTATCAATATTTTTACAACCTAGATATACAGGTACAACATTCGTTAATAATGGATTTATTATTTTTTCACTGAAGTAATGATTACTACCTACATTTTCAATACATATATGAAATGAGTATCCATCATATGGTTCATAACGTTCAAATGTACCCTTTAATCGGGTATCACTTTGGTCATACATATCAAAGCCACACCCTCGTCCATAAATATCTATAGGTAAATCCGTTTTTAATATTGCATTTGCTAATACGTGACGATATTTATGTCCTTCTTGATGTAACTTTTGACTAATCATTATAGACATACGATTATTTTTTGGTTTTAGTTCTTTCAGTCTCATATTATATAACAAATACCCATTCTTTTCAACAAATGGCGCAGGTAAATTAAATACATCTCCAATATAATACTTATGAATATATTTTGTAGCATAATCAATAAACTGTTGGGTAAGTCTTAAATACACTAACGGTTCATGTGCAAACCCTATTACATTTTCTTTTGAAATACCTTTACGAATATTTGGCATAGCTGTATTCCAAATAATTACATGTGTATATTCATCATTCTCTGTAATTTCTATTTTATCACTATTATAATAAGCAATTTTATCAATATATTTTTTACATTGTTTACTATCACAAAAATCTGCAAAAATACGTATCCGGATTGATGACATTGTAATATATATGAGTTTATATATTTATATTTTTTTACATATATAAACTACTTATTTATGGAAGAAAACGATATACCAAAAGTAATAGAGAATAGTGAAATTAATGATATACGTGCACCTACACAATTTAAAGGTGTTACTTTTTCAAAATTTAAAAAAACAGAAGTAAAAAAACAATTAATAGAAAATATGTTAAAAAAAAGAATAGAACCAGCATGTTATTGGTGCGCTGAACTTGTATGTGCAGGACAATACACCGATATATGGGAAATTATATTACATTATATCGGTAAATATATTCATTTAGGCAACCCAAAAATTCTACACTATATTGATAATCGTTATACAATCTTTAAAAATATAATGAGTCAAGGTAAATTTTTAAATGAATTACAGCTACGAAATCATCCTACTATTCGTTCATTGTTCGCAGAAATAACTGCAATATTAGCAATATCTAATAAAAAAAACAGTTTTGAACATATTAAAATTGACCGGGAAGAAGAATTTGATATTACACAAATGGCTGAAAATTTAATTGCACCAAGCATTACATATGTTCAAGATATTTTTAAAAAAGATGACCCGAAAGAATTATTCATTGCTGTAAATGAATTTGCTTACAATATTTCTAATGACAAAGCAAACATGATGAATGCTTGTTACTGGGTTGAATGGATTATTGAATTTCAAAACATTTGTAAAAAACGCAAAAATCCATGTACTTGTGAATCCAGAAATTACCCAGTTGAACCCAAATTTAAAAATGATATTATATGGATATTATGGGATACTATGTTTCATTATGCCGAAAAAAAAGGGGATTTATGTTTCAAACTATTAGGTTCTCTATTTAGAATATTTTGTATCAAATATACTACTGCATCTAGTAAAAAAAGACGCTATTTATTATATTTCGCTATTTCATTAATTACTGAAACAATACCTACTAACATTGAAATGGTATCAAATAAACCAATTATTGAATCTATTACCACGAAAATAAACACTATTTATAAACAAATTAAGAAAAACGAAGAAAGCCCTAATACTGAATATTTATTTGGAAATCTTGAACACCAGAACACATTTGAAGTATCTATGCGAAAAATGGAAATGGTAAATAATATGGACTTCCTTTCTAGAAGATAATATAATAATAATATATAATGTCAACACCGACTGTTATAGGCGAAGGTACATATGGATGTGTACATAAACCTTCATTAAAATGTAAAAATAAACCTAAAATAAATGATAATAATATTGTATCCAAATTAATGACTAATAAAGATGCTTCTGAAGAATTAAATGAATTTAAATTAATAAAAAATGCAGACAAAAGAGAACATTTTCATTTAGGAAAACCAAAATCATGCAAAGTTGAAAATAATATAGATAATCATCTTGCTATTCGTAATTGCTCTGGATTTAAACCGGATTTAATTGATAATTATTCACTATTATTATTAAAATATGGTGGAGATGATTTACGCAAATTTGGTAAGCAGATAAAAGAATTATCATCAAATGATGCTAACACCAGAATGGTTGAACATTTTTGGTTAGAAGTTAGCCGCATATTATTTGGTATTAAAACATTATATGATAATGGTAGTATTCATCATGACTTAAAACATCAAAACATTGTTTATAATAAAGATAAAAAACGAATTAATTTTATTGATTTTGGATTAATGACAACCAAATCCAAAATTATAAGAGATGCAAAAAATTCTAATTATGATTTTGCAATAAACCATTGGTCATTCCCAATTGAAATGAAATTATATAATAAAAACACGTTTGATGAAGTTATTCAATTTAACAGTAAAAAATTAAAAAATTACATTACAGATAATCTATATGATATTACCGAATACCACAGTCATTTATTTGAATGCATTTTAGAAAATAACGATACACAAACTAGTAAATATAAAAATAAAGTAAATATGTTTTTTTATAATTACCATCAAATGATTTCTAATTTATCATCAAATCAATATCATTTATTTCTAGAGAAATCTATTGAAACAATTGATACATATGGTACTGCTACTGGATTATTATATGTTCTCAAAAATTGCAAAAAACACATATCAACTGAATTATATAAAGATTTAAAAAGCTTGTTTTTGAATATGGTTAATTTTAACGTATTTATTAGAGATTCACCTGAAATTGTTGTAAACAAATATGAAAACATATTATTGAAACATGATTTATTGAAAAAATACAACATGACTTTTGTTCACCATATTTTAACACCTGGTCCTCAACATAGTCATATTAATAAGCCTATCACATTTAAAGAACAATCTAACTTTCTTAATAGTATTATTATTCTATGTCCAGACGGTAAAGAAATAAATCCTAAAACTAAGAGATGTATTAATGAATGCAAAAACGGATATGAAAGAAATGATAAATTTTTATGTAGAAAAAAGAAAATTCAAAAACATAAAAGTCAAAAAAAATGCCCAACTGGAAAAGAATTAAATCCTACAACAAACAGATGTAATAAAACGTGTAAAGTTGGTTATAAACGTAATAGTCAGTTCAAATGTGTAAAAGATAAATAATTACACACTTTTATTCTAGTTATCTTACATGTTTTGTAAATGGGGTTGCATATTTATGTTGATATTGATAGTCTGCTATATTTGCACCTTTAAAATAAATAATATTTAAAATGGTAGGTTCATCTTCTTTATAATATGATAAATAACATTCTTCAATATTTTCTGGTTTTAATAACTTTAAAACAAAATTTACTTCCTTATGTTTTCTTATAACTGCATTCACTTCTTTTACTACTTTTTCATCTATTGTAAAATGCACTTTACTTATTAGTTGTTTTATCCAATCCATCTCTACTTTCATATTCACATTATCACTATATTTATTCTGTAATTCATATAATAAACCTCTTATATAATAATCCTTATCTTTATCGTCATATTGTTTATGTGTTAATTCTATCCCCATACTTAACATGTATTGTTTGATAATATTTATCTCTTTGTTTGGTATCTTATCTATTAATAATGTTTTCTTACCATCTTTTACCAATATGTTCTCTTCATCTGTATTATAAAGAAGACCTTGCACAAATATCTGTTTTATTTCTTCAAACAATACACTACAATTTTCAAATGAACTTTCTTTTAAATTCAAATTATAAGTAAATGGATTTTTTATACTACCACCGAATAATGTTTCTAAATTTATTTCATCTTTAGATACCTCCATAATATTATAAAATTAGATATTATCTTTTTTTGTAAATAATATCATATTATTATATATTATTTACATGTGTCAAATATTGATTACTTTAGGTACTAATAATGCATATACATTATTAGAAAAATTTTTTAAATTAAGTAAATCTAAAGAATTAAAAGATGGTTATGGAATTATTACTAAAAATAAAAACAATTGGCACCTCAACAAAAGTATTAAACCACCATATATTGATGATAGTTATAAGAAAATACTGAATTCTAATTTTATTATTGCACATTTACGTCAAATTTATAAACAAAATATGACTATTAATGCTATTCAAAAAGAAACTATCATTCAAAATACACACCCGTTTGTTTATCGCAATATATATTTTATGCATCATGGCGATTTATTTCTAGAAAGTTCCAATATAATTAAACGATTTCAACAATACTATAGAGAACCTGTATTTCAAAATATCATTAATAATGTACATCACTCATTTAGTAAGAAGATTGTTAATAATATTTCGGGAAATACAGATAGCGAATTTATATTTCATATTTTTTTACAATTTTTACATAATAAAGAAAAAAACATGAATATGCGATATAATATGCTATCATCATTTAAACAAACTATAGAATATATTACAAATATTGGGTTTCAAAATGCATCCAATTTTGTTATTGCACAAGAAAATTTTATATTGTTCTCTAACATCTACAAAAATAATACAACAAAATATATTCATTCACCAAAATTATATATGAATGAAAATAAAGAACTTAATAATTATAATCTTACTGTATGTAGTTCAAAAATTGTACCGGGAACTATACAAATCAAACAAAACAGTGTTTACATTTATAATGTAATATCTAAAAAACTGGTTGAATATTAAACGCTGACAAATTTACACTTCATCTGCCCAATTATCTAATTCTTCGTGTTGTAATTTAATTGATGATGGTCTACGATTCACACTCTCTTTTGCTACACGCGTTTCTAATTCTGTTTCTTTTTTATCCCATGCATATAACATTTCTCTATTTTGGTAATTTAATTGACGATTCTTTATAAAATATTGATTTCTTGATTTTGTATCCATTATAATTTCAAATTCAGTTACTAATTTTTGTTTTGTTATTATTATATCTTTATAATCTTCCGCTAATTGTTTACATACATTTCGCCATTCTTTATATTTCTCTACAGGGTCCTGATGTATCCATAAACTTCTTGAACCCCAAGGACCGATTACATCCATACGATGGTCTAATTTATTATGCAATAAAGAATACTTTTCACGTAACGTTTGGATTTGCTCTTTCATTTCATCTAATTTATAATATTTGGATATTGATAAAAGTAGTGAAATATACGTTGAAACTGTTATTGAAAATATCGCAGTTACATCATCCGGGATTGCAAATTGTACACGAGTTGCTTGAATGAATCCTGATATTGTTGAAAAGAAGATTACTGAAGTTTGAATATTATTTACTAATGTATTTAAATCATCATATTTTAAATCTAACAAACGTTTATTATCCTTACATTCTTTTAAAATTATGCAATTATTACGTTGCAATGACTTCAACTCATTACTAAAAACTATATATTCTGTTTGTTCAAACCAATCCACCTCATTATAATTTAAATAACTACCTATTTTTGTTGTTATTAATTCCATTCTTGGTTGGCTTGATACTGAAGATATATCATCTGTTGCTGGTATATTATCTGTTGCTGGTATATCATCTGTTGCTGGTATATCATCTGTTGCTGGTATATCATCTGTTGCTGGTATATCATCCGTTGCTGGTATATCATCCGGAATAATAGATGTATCATTTTCTATGTGTAATGATACATTTTCATTTATGCCTGAATTATTATTTTCGGCTGGCACCATAATTACATTACACCGATATTATAAATTTGTAAATTATAACATATTTTGTAATTTACAAATATTCTTAAATATTATTAAAATATTATTAAAATATTATTAAAATGCAGAACCAAAAGAACCACCTAATACACCATTTGCAGCTGTAGGGCCCATATTCATCATAGGTTCATTCATTTCAGTACGAACTGGTCCTGATTGCATCATATTATCATATGAATCCATTACTGTATTTTGATGAGTTGTTGCTACTGGTCCTGGTGGAAATACACCATTTTGAACACCACTATTGTCTAAATAATCAGCTTGGCTTCTCATATGTTCTTTACCATTTGACTTTCTACGTACACCTTTATCTTTCATACCCTCTTTATATTCAGGACCATTCCATAACTCTACTAAACGATCCACTAGTATATTTACCTTTATACCTAATTTTGTTTGAATACTCAATACAATTATTAAAAATGCTAACACTACATTCGTTAAATTTAAGGATTCATACTTAAATCCACTGTATGTTGGCATATAATTTATCATACGATGAATTACAATTATACCACAAAACATTATTGTTAATTGAATAAATACCTCTATCAAAATTTCCAAAGATGATTTCTCAGGATCTGCCTCTGGAATAAAACGTTGGATTATTTTATTTAATACTACAATTGGTACTACACCCATTGTAGCATATTGAACCACATTTAATATCTCGGCGTTACTTTCTTCTGTCAAAGAAAATACATGAGATAAAAATGATTTCTTTGTTATATCTGCTGTTTCTTGCAATAAGTCCATTATATAGAAACTATATAGAAAATAAATAAATTTAATTCCTACTAAATCATTCTCAATCTAATTTGAAAATAAAGAACTCATTGTTTTACAACTTCCTCCCTCAAATTTTGCTACATATTTTACAGAGTTTGGCATTGTATGTTTATCATTATCATAATAAAATTCCCAAGATAAGTATCCTATATTTCCTCCATTTTTCATACAATCATATATATTTCCTTCAAATTGGGCATATGTTCCACGATTGATTGACGCATTTTGGGGAAATATATTCGTTGGTATATTACCATATCCACCCAAACGATTTGCTAATATATGTCCAGCATCACATTCTTGTTCACCATCATCTTCTAATAAACGGGAATAATGTTGCGTACAACTTGTTGTACCTGTTCCATTATCTAATGATTCAGGTGTTATTGTTCCCGAAGCAGATATTACTACTTCATAATTATTATGTATACTATAAATATAATTGAGGTCTGCACCTCCATTTCCCATAATAATACTATTATTACCTTCCAATGGACACGCTACTGTTGTACATACACAACTTGCATGTGTTAAATACATTTGCAAAAATACTAATAAAATTGAATACAACATTATATTAATAATGATATAATATCGTTTAGATGTTTCAACATACTCACTTTCTATGTTATCGGTTAAATAAATGATTTTGTATACATCTAAAAACGTCATTCACAAAGATTTGTTATGTACTGAATTTATTTACGAAACCCTTTTTTGAAGCCTTTAGGTACTATTTGCTGTTGGCTTTTTGTTCCCGTACGTCAGGGTTTTATTCTTTTTCTATGACCGTAATTATGTTGATTTTTTTCTATATAATCATCATTATGCCGTTGATTATGTTGTTTGGGGATATCATCTTGATTACTACCAGTAAAGTCTTCTATAGTTGCCTTGCGCAATGATGCTGTATATTCAGGAAGTTGTGATAGACTTGCATATACGTCAGTCATAATATAGAGTATATTATATAATCTTTATTATATAATCTTTATTATGTTTTCATGGTTATCTAATAAACTTGGATTATCTAACAAAAATAAAACACCATCACCACCTAAACCAGAGCCTAAACCCAAACTTCTTACTATTTTTAATTCTATTACGTATTTATCACCGGATGGCGAAAAGACTTCCCCTATTAATTTAGAACCGAAACCAAAAAAACGAAAGAAAAATCCAAAGTCTTGGAATAAAAATGCAAGAACTCATAATCAAAAATCTATTACACGAGCAGCAAACCTATTACGCAATGATGTACAAACAACTCTTGGTTTACATACACAAAAACCTTTAACAATGTTAGTATCTACTAAAACTAATTCTAAATCTACACATCAAACTAAATCTATATTAAAACGTAAACGCACCGATGGGGGAAATAAAACTAAAAAAAATAAAAAAACATGCAGCATTCAAAAAAACTTTATTTATTAATTTATGCCCTCATCTCCCCTTTTATCGCAGGATGATATTGATAATCATGAAGTTTGAAATCTTCTATTACATAATCATTAATATTATCTCTCTTATTTAATATTTCTAATGTAGGATATGGATAAGGTTCACGTGTTATTTGTTCTTTTGCTTGTTCAATATGATTATCATACAAATGGCAATCGCCTCCATAATGAATAAATTCATAAGGTTCAAGATCGCACATTTTAGCAATAATATTAGTTAGAACTGAGTACGATATAGTGTTAAAATTTTTCCCAAGAAATGTGTCACAACTGCGTTGATAGAGCAAACAACTTAATTTATTTACATCAGTTACAATAAATTGAAATAATATATGACATGGAGGCAATACACCCTTATCTAAAGTTTCTGGATTCCAAGCACTTATTACATGTCGTCTTGAGTTTCGTGTTTCTGGATTTTTAAGACCATCAATTACTTGTTGTAATTGATCTATACCTTTCCCTGTATAATCTTCATTACAAGAACTATATTGTGCTCCCCAGAATCGGTAATTAAACCCGTATAGCGGTCCAATTTGTCCAGGAATATAATGTTCTAATCCGCGTGATTTCAAAAATTCCGGTGTTGTATTTCCATCCCAAATATGAACATTTTGTTCATTCAATATTTTATTATCTGTTTGTCCCTTACAAAAGAATAATAATTCTTTAATACAAGTTTTCCAAGCAGATTTTTTAGTAGTTTGAACTGGTAATTTTCTATTTTCAAGAGAAAAATGCATTGCGGAACCTACACCACGAATCGTTTTCCCATTTCTACCTTCTTCTAACTTACCTTCCTCTAATAAATCCTTAAGTAAATTAAGGAATTGATATTCTTCATGTCTCCCCTTTGTAATATCTCTATCCTTGTATTTATTAATTTCAACCACGTTTTTCAACATTTTATATATTATATTCAAAAACACATTTAAATAGTTTATCTGTAAATATATATCATGAGTTCTTCAAACGCAGCCGCAATTAGACGCCGTGTGGGAACACAACAAACCGATACACCTGCAAAAAATACACAGCAATCCTCTAAAAATACATCACAAACATCTAGTCAAATGACTTTACAACAAGTAATATCTACTGTTGACAAACGTCTTAATCAATTAGAAAAATTAGCAGGTAATAGTGAATCTGAAAATAACGACAATAACACTAATAATGATATATCCGATATTGTCACTGAATTTAATAGTCGTTTTGAATTAATTGTCACAGAAATTAATTCATTAAAGGATATTGTTTTAAAATTACAAACATTCACTATGGATGTAAATAAACGATTATTGGATGAACGCATTGAAGTTTTATCAGAAGTTCAACCAAATTCTAGTTTACATATTAGTAGTATTAACCAAGAAGAAAACAACACTGTTAAATTTAAAGAACTTGTTGAAAATGAGTTAAAATAAAAATATTATTATATTTAATAAACTATATTATGGATAATTCATTTCAATCTAAATTAGAAGAATTACAAAAACAATATTACACAGATAATACTAAAAATATTATATTTAAATCTGTCCAAAAAATAGAATGCGCAAATACCATTAATACTACAATAAATAAGAACGAACTTTTTAAAAATACGATTTACGTTATTAATAACACTAATAAATTATATTTTGATTATCCTATATTTAAAACATATGCATCACCTAGTATTTTCGTAGAATTAACTGAATATATTTATTTACTAATTAAAAATCTTATTCAAAAATTTAATACATATGAATTACATATTAATTGGAATACATATAGCATATCTGCACATGAAAGATACAAAGATTTATATACGATATTTCTTAATAAATACGAGGTTGACAGTTTTAATTTTCATGATAATTTAAATAAATTATATGTTTATTTTACACCTAATATTATACAAGCCATTTCTGGATTAATGCGACCACTTGTACATCCGGTTGTTTTAAACAAAATCATACTTATTAATAAAATGAATAGTCAAAAAATGATAAATGAGTTATTTCATAATTAATTCATTATTCAAAAGGTATAAACATGCAATCATATAATGTATCCATATGGATATTATTATTACTAATCTAGCAAAAGCGGAACAATTTACTTTATTGTTCCAACATATTCGCCTATTTAGTGAACATGTGAATATTACATTTGACAAAGAACAAATGTATATGCAATCAATGGATTCTTCAAGAGTTTCAGTTTTTGAATTAACATTACCTTCCACATGGTTTGATGAATATAATCATACTAGTTCCACACCTATTACTATTGGTCTTTCTTCCTCATTATTATTCAAAATTTTAAATACAAGAGAAAAAATACAAGAAACTAATATTAAATTTAAAAACGAAGATTCTGACAAATTATTTATTCATTTCACATGCAATAATGGTTCCGTTTTTGACAAACGATTTGAATTACCATTAATAGAACTTGATTGTGAATTAATGCAGATACCTAACACTGATAGTAATGCTGAATTTTCTATTAATTCTATTACATATGCTAGTCTAATTAATCAGCTCAAAATTTTTGGAGATACTATTGAAATTCAATGCAGTGAAGAAAAAATTGTTTTACATTCTATTAGTGTTGAATCCGGTAAAATGTTGGTGGATATTAATATTGAAGACCTTACCGAATATTCTATCAATGAAGGAGAAATTATTAAATTATCATTTAGTTTAAATATGCTACATAACATTTGCATGTACAGTAAAATTTCTAAAGAAATTGAAATTTCTCTTACAAAAGATTATCCTATGAAAGTTGTATATCATCTTGGTGAAGATAACGCAAATTTTACATTTTATTTAGCACCCAAAATCGGCGATGATGATGATTAATAATATTATATTCTTCGTAATATACTTGAAAAGACAAAAATATAGTATATATATACTACATTTTTTATGAACGCATTCTTTCATTTATTTCTTTTCATATTTATCTTTTTTATCTATATCCATTTAATGAATCAACTTAAAAAAGGTACTGATTTTGAAATATATGAAATGGATTATTCTTCCAATAATCAATTACAAGAAGTATGTAATATTAAGCAACCTGTATTATTCGAATACAAAAATATTAATCCTAATTTCTTTCATGATATGAATGATGAACATTTAGATATATTGAACCCTCATGACGTGAAAGTTAAAGATATACGAGATTATTACCTAGATGACAATGATTCTGTTGATTACACTGTTATGACATACCAAAGTGCAGATACACTTATTACAAGTGATACCAATTCTTCTTATTTTACTGAAAATAATCATTCTTTAGCAGATGATACTGGAATACTTCAAACATTTCAAAGTAATGATGAATTTTTAAAACCACCATTAACTGTCATTAGCAACTATGATATACTAACTGGATCCAAAAAAACACATACACCATTACGATACCATACCAATGAACGGCATATGATATGTGTTATTTCTGGTAAACTTACTATTAAAATGACACCCTATAAAAATAGTAAATACTTATACCCTAACAAAGATTATGATATGTATGAATTTTGGTCTCCAATTAACGTATGGAAACCACAACGCAAATACTTTAATGAAATGGATAAAATGAAATTCATAGAATTTGATGTGATGCCCGGTTACATAATAAACATTCCACCCTATTGGTGGTACAGTATTCAATTTAATGACACTAATACTATGTGTACATCTTTTACATACAACACTGTTATGAACTGTATTGCTAACATACCCAATACTTGTTTATACTTCATGCAACAACAAAATATTAAAAAACGAGTTACTAAAATTATTACAGATACTACTGATTCACACTATAATGATGATGATACTCATGATACTGAAAATATAACGGTTGAAGATACACCCGATAATCCGCCACTATAATACCAATATATCAACTATTGATACTATACAAAGTTCCCCATATTATTAATCCCACAAAAGTAATATATCATTCTTTATATTAAATTGCATTTATTATTTATAAAGTAACTTGGATATTTAATATCCCCATATTGTTTTTGGATTTATATATTTATCTTTAAGTTGTTTTTATAATTTATTCTATTAATTATTATTTCTCAGAAAACTTATTGGCAAGGTTTCGAAAAATGGACATTCTGAAAATGTCCACTTTTCAGATCTTGAAGAATAAATTTTCCGAAAAAAACACGATTTCTGGTTTTACAGCATTATGCTCTAAAAACGGGAATTATTATTTTTGTATGACTGCACACATTTTTTTGCGTTAATTATTTAGGCGTTTTTTATGTTGATATATATATCAACAGAATCAACATAATGTCAACAATAAAAACGCCAAAAAACGCCGATAAATTCATATGTAAAAAATGCAACTTTAAGTGTAGCAAACAAAGTGATTTTAATAGACATGAATTGACTGCAAAACATAAAAATCAACAATTACAACAAAAAACGCCGCAAAAAACGCCGCAAAAAACGCCGCAGCATCATACATGCGGATGTGGAAAAATATACAAAGAACGGTCAGGGTTATGGCGTCATAAACATAAATGTACATATGTAGATGATGATAATGATGATAATGATGATAATGATGATAATGATGATGATAATGATAATATAATAGGTGATTCCAAAACAATTATTGAACCTACTAGTGATGCAAATACAGTTTTATTATTATTAAAACAAAATCAAGAATTTAAAACTCTAATGGTAGAACAATATGAAAAAAATCAGGAATTGCAACAGCAACTAGTAGATGCAGTTAAAAATAATAAAGGTAGTATAACAAATAATAATAATACTACAAACAATAACCAGCGATTCAACCTAAATTTTTTCCTTAATGACACATGTAAAGATGCAATGAACATAACAGATTTTTTAGGAAACATGAATGTGAATGTAGATGAATTAGAATACATAGGACATCATGGATATGTTAATGGTATGACAAAAATGATAATGGACCGTCTTAAAGACATGGATGTAACGAAACGCCCAATACATTGTACAGATGTGAAACGTGAAACAATGTATATCAAAGATAAAGATGAATGGTGTAAGGATACAGACGAATTAACAAAGTTACGTAGAATATTAAGTAGCATATCAATGACAAATTATCGTTCTGTCGCAAATTGGAGACAAGCACATCCAAATAGTGAAATCATGGATAGTCGTGAACATAATTTCTGTTATAAAATGATGAGATCAATATTGGGTGATGCGGAAGATGAACAAATCCGGCTAGACAACAAAATCATAAAGACATTTGCAAAAGATTTATTTGTGAATAAAAACATAAAGTAATATTTGGATTACTATTCTTTATATCAATATATTTATATATTTATTAAACAACTTGGATTTTATATATTTATCTTTAAGTTGTTTTTATAATTTATTATATTATTATATTATTTCTCAGAAAACTTATTGGAAAGGTTTCGAAAAATGGACATTCTGAAAATGTCCACTTTTCAGATCTTGAAGAATAAATTTTCCGAAAAAAACACGATTTCTGGTTTTAGAGCATAATGCTGTAAAACATAGAATTATTATTTTTGTATGACTGCACATTTTTTTTTGCGTTAGAAATTTTAGGCATTTTTATGTTCTATATATATAGAATATTTAGAACAAATAAAAATGCCAAAAAATGCCGATAAATTTACATGTACAAATTGCAACTTTAAATGCAGTAAACAAAGTAATTGGAATAAACACATAATGACTGCAAAACATAAAAATAGAACAATTAGAACAGAAAAACAGCCAAAAAATGCCGAAATATTTGAATGCGAATGTGGTAAGGTATATAAAGCCCGAAATAGTTTATGGTATCATAAACAGAAATGTACATATGTAGATGATGATGATAATGATAATGATAATGATGATAATAATATATATGGTAGAGAAATTGAACCGACTAGTGATGCAAATACAGTTTTATTATTATTAAAACAAAATCAAGAATTTAAAACTCTAATGGTGGAACAATATGAAAAAAATCAAGAATTGCAACAGCAACTAGTAGATGCAGTTAAAAATAATAAAGGTAGTATAACAAATAACAATACTACGAACAACAATAACCAGCGATTCAATCTCAACTTTTTCTTGAATGACACATGTAAAGATGCAATGAACATAACAGATTTTCTAGGAAACATAGATGTGAATGTAGATGAATTAGAATACATAGGTCATCATGGATATGTTAATGGTATGACAAAAATGATAATGGACCGGCTTAAAGGTATGGATGTAACAAAACGACCAATTCATTGCACAGATGTGAAACGTGAAACAATGTATATAAAAGATAAAGATGAATGGTGTAAGGATACAGACGAATTGGTAAAATTACGTAGAATATTAAGTAGCATATCAATGACAAATTATCGTTCAGTTGGAAATTGGAGACAAGCACATCCCAAAAGTGAAATCATGGATAGTCGTGAACATAATTTCTGTTATAAAATGATGAGAGCAATATTGGGAGATGCGGAAGATGAGCAGATACGATTAGATAATAAAATCATAAAGACATTTGCAAAAGATTTATTTGTGAATAAGAATATAATCTAACAATTACATGTAATAATATATTACATGTAATGCATAAACGCAGTTAATACACAATGATAGAAATAGTAAGTAGTGATTGTAACATAGTTAAACACTTACATATATTAGATACAGGATATATATCACCGTAACCCAATAAACAAGAGGTATTAATAGAAAAATAAATTCGGTTAAAATATCTTTGTAAAATAGAAATATTAATTTTATCAGCTTTTAAGTCTTTACCATCAACTTCTTCAGAAACATCTTTTGTTGCATCTTCCATAGCAACATCGCGTTTAATATTTTCAAATTGTTTATTATATACATTATTAGACATAGGTTCGTTGATATCTGTATTTTCAATTTGTTTATCTATTTCTTTTTTAATAACTTCTTTCTTAATAGTTTCTTTAATATAGTTAACCCCACTAAAGTTACTATCATCTAAAATTAAATAAAGTATAGAAAAAATAAAGGCAGAAATAAGTAATACTGATACCTTAGGATGTAGAAAATAATTAAAAAATAGTTTCATATACATTAATAAAATATTATATTACACTGTATATTCCATAGAATTGGTTAAATCGCTAGGTTTGCATTTAGTATTCGTATTTATTTTTTTAATAATAGGTCTGGCTTCATACCGTATACAAAATTCTATAATACTAATAGGTTTATCCGGAATAATTTTACCTAATGATTTTTCTTCAACGTGTCTATATTGTTCATCTGGATAATATCCCCAGTTGTCGTAAAAATGTTGTAAATTATCTTCATCGTCAAATTCAATTGTTTTTTTTTCATGATTTAGTTTTCCTTTATATTTAAAAATTCTATCTCGCCATACGGGCGTATCTAAACAGTAATATAACCAATGATAATAATAATTTTGTTTTAAAATATCTCGCGTAGGCACATCAATATCAAAAAGCTTGTTATATTCTTTATGTATGGAAAATCTGCATGCTGTTTCTAAAATTTTGTTAGCTGTACCAGTTATAGTTCTATATTTATCAATATCATTGTCACATAGAGTAATTATAAATTTACGTGTTTGGTGTCGGTTAGATTTGTTTTCATAACATTTAACACCAAAATAAATATTAATAAAATTATTGATATCATATTCTCTATTAATTAGAGTGGTAATAATAGAGCCAATAGTCCAATCTCTAGTTTTATCATCAGACCATGCAATTAACATTTTTTCAATGAATAAAACTAATTTTGGATTTAATAATGAATATATTTCCCGATAAACATTAATAATATATTCAAAAACTTCTGTAGTAAATCCCGAGAAATATAATTCATATGCCCAAAACATGGATTCATCCAATCTACGATTTAACAAAGCAATAAATAATGATTGCTTGACTTCAACTTTATTATACAAATATCTAGTAAATATAATAGGTTCAGTTGATATACATAGAGATGTTGACATGATTAATATTGTTAATAATTATATTTTATTATATTTTAATATTTATATCAATTTTTCAAATATACTTCTATTATATATGACACCAAAAGATAGAGAATTATATAATAAAACCAAAAAAGTAGTATATAAAAAATATCCCAAACATAGTGCATACAGAAGTGGTATTTTAGTACAAACATATAAAAATAATTTTACAAAAAAGTATGGTAAAAATGCGAAACCATATATAGGTAGAAGAAATAACAAAACAGGTTTAAAACGATGGTTTGATGAAAAATGGTTAAATCAACGTGGTGAAGTAGGTTATAAATTTAAAAATGATATTTATAGGCCTAAAATACGTATAACAGATGATACCCCAATTACTCATAATGAATTGACTGAACCAGAGATAAAAAACGCGCGTGTAAAGAAATATAGAAAAGGACGTATAGACCGTTTTAGAAAAGATAAAAAAGAAGGTGGAAATTGGAGTAAAAAATATAAGAAAAGCATAAATTGTAATAAACCCAAAGGTTTTTCTCAAAAACAATATTGTAAATATGGAAAAAATAAAACACAAAAAAGAAAAACAAAGTTTAAAGATTATCCCGAATTTCGTCCAAACTTAACACCGCGTGAAATATTTAAATTAGGTAGTTTTGGTGGTACATATTGGCGTCCAATAAGTTCGGCTATAACCGGAAAGAAATATAAGAACCAGCATTTAAAATATCCAAAAAGTTGGTGGGAAGGTATTCCCGAAGAACATTTAACAAAAGAATGGGAACATTATGATAGTACTATAAATAAGTATGGTGTAATAGTAGGAACAACATTAGAATTTTGGGAAGAAAAAGAGTGGATAAAACAAAATAATCCATATGGTTGGGTACAATGGTATTGTGATTTTTATAATGGAAAACGTGGTTCAGACGATGACCGTCAAATAAAGCGTTGGGTTCAAACCGCAGGTCCAAATAGTCGGTTTCGTAGAGTATTAGTAAATCTTATAAAGAAAAATAAAACAAAATATAATGATTTTAGTATAAGTCCAAAGATAAGACAGACACTACAGCATTGGGGATATGTATTGACAGAAAATGATTATAAATAGTTTTATTATCTACAATAATATTATAATGAATAAAACTGAAAAGAATATAAATCACAAAAAACGAAGAACAATGAAAGTGTATAAGAATAATTCCAAAAACAATCGTAACTCTTATATAGTACATAAATTTTTAGAATTATTGAATATGGTAAAATTATATCACTGGAAGACACACTCTTATGCTCAACATAAAGCCACAGATGAATTGTATGAAAGATTAAATAAAAATATAGACACATTTGTAGAAACCTTACTTGGTAAAGAGAATAACAGAATAAAAATGGTTGAAAAACAATTACGAATATTAGATAATAGTAATACACGCAAATTTAAGAATAATATATATGAGTTTCGTGATTTTTTAACTAATCTAGATAGTATGTTTAATAAAAAAGATAGTGGACTTTTAAGTATTAGAGATGATTTGTTGGTAGATATTAATCAATTTTTATATCTAATGAGTTTTGATAAATAGATAGCATACCAGATAAAGACGGTAAATTAGAAATATGTAATGGATAGTTACCATGAATAGATTTATATTGTTGATTATTCGGTTGAATTCTTTGTTTAATAATAGATGACCTTTTTTTATATATTTTTTTCCAATGACGCTGGATTAATCGTAACCAATATGTTTTAATAATAACATTATACGATTCCATTCCATTAAATGTGTGTATTTTTAATTGCATTATTTGAATATTAGGATTGGGTACACGAATTAAACCATAATAATATAAATAATTGTTCACATTTTTATATGGATGGTTAAAGAATGTTCTAGCTGATACGGATGTAGACAATAATAAATAATGTACGCAACTAGGTGTAAAATAACTATGGCATAATCCAATATAATAATTGTTGTGTTCTTTTTCTATATAAAAATGTTCTGCATCTTCACGATGAATAGAATCATATTCAATTCCTTCCTCTGTATCATAATCAAGTGAATATTCACTCATTTCAGTATCAGTACCAGTACCAGTATCAGTATCAGTATCAGCAGTATCAATATCAGTATCGTGAATGATTATACTGTCATCGCTATTTTCACTATTATTATCATCGCTATTTTCACTATTATTATCATAAACAGTAGTAATAACATTAAATGAAGAACACATGATATTGTGTAAAACCTAGTATTATTGTTTGAAAAGTAGTTATAAATAGAAGCTTGTTTATGCATAAAGCATGTATATAGTTATTATAAATAATTATAATAATTATAACTCAATTTTTTATAAAAATGTTTATACATACAAACTTTGTGAGGTTGTTATGTATTTCAATAATAAATTTTCAATTTGATTAAATTTATGTAGTGCTTCAATCTTGCCAATAATTTCAAATACGCTCATCCATTCTCTAATAATAGTAGCAATTTTCAAAATAGCCTTTGTAAAATCACCAACCGATATGGATTTTTCATATAAATCGTTTTGAATTAGCAACTTACATTCTTCAATTGTTTCACAATTGCACCATTTCATACTAATATCAATAATATCAAATTGTAATGCAGTATCATAATGAATACCAGTATTAATTTCATAATCATTTTCATATGATTCATATTCCTTATTTAAATTAGCAATATCTTTAATAGATGAAAGTAGTAAATAATCTTGAGTATTTGGTAGACTTAATCTAACATCATCACTAACTTTTACATCAGTAAAGCAGGAAAATAATCCAACAACCTGAAATGTTGTAAAATCCTGAAAATAATTCCATTTATCTAGAAATTTAGATACAACAAGTGGATGTATTTCAGCTATATTAGAAGCAATAATGCCTAATTCTGTTAATTGGTATTCATCAGTATTTTGGTCAAAATGAATAAAATCATAGGTTCGTAAGGCGTTGCATACTTTTTGGGTTTGATTCGTAATAAAATCGGTTGTATATTCTAATGATGATTTATTAATTTCAAGTTGTTCCTGCAGTGAATTAAAATCAATAACGCGTTTTACATCATCCTTAATATATCGGTGTTGGTCAGTTAGTTGAAATAATTCTTTATCGGCATTTTTGCGTTTTTTATTATTAGAAGTATTACGTAAATGAGTTAATTCTATGTATTTATTACATATATCGTGTGGCGTTCTTGCATTATTAACAAATTGTTCTTTTTCAGTAATTTGTTGTAGTGTAGTTTGTATAGAAAGTTCAAAATTACGTATAGATATATCAATTTCACTCTGTATCATGCTTTTTTGCGAAAATAAATGAAAATCTTTGGTTTGACCATTTTTCAATAAATTCAATATAAGCGAGTAAGATATACAAAACTTGGATACTAATTTTTGTGGAACACCTCCCATAATAGATTTATATTCACCCATAGAAGGTGGCGTAAATAAATTATTACAATGAACAACATTACCAATGGTATCAATTCCTCGTCTTCCAGCACGTCCAGCCATTTGTGTATATTCGTGCGACATTAAAAACCGCTCACATCTACCATCAAACTTGTTAACACTGGTGAAAATCGCAGTTTTGATAGGACAGTCAAGGCCAATAGCAAAAGATTCTGTAGCAAATAAAAGTTTAATATATTTTTTAGAAATCATTAATTCCACAATTTCTCTTAAGATGGGAATCATTCCAGAGTGATGTATTCCAACACCTTTTTCCAATAAAGAAACTAGGTTTTGATATTCTGGTAAATGTAGATATTCATTATAATTGGGCAATTTGCGAATAATTTGCTCACATTCATACCGAACAGTAGAACTAATTTTACTATCGGTATTTAATAAAGGAACAGTAATATCATTAGCACATGCTTCTACATTTTTACGTGAAAAAACAAAAGCAATAGCCGGAAGCATTTCACGGTCTCGTAAAAATAAAGATAATTGATTAAGTACTTGTTTACGTTTCATAAATACCGAATTATTGGTAAAATATTTATTCATTTTAATAATTTTTTTGTGACCATTTTCATGGAATTTCCCATGTTCATCTTGCAAAAGAATAAGTTTATTAGTAGTATCACGTATTTCTTGTTGAATTACCTTATCCCGAATGGTTTTATAAATGGTTTCGGTAGTAGTTAAATATCCATAATGTGTTAAAGGAACAACTCGGTGGTTAGTAGATGCTAGATAAACCGATTTACCACCATTATCAGCTTGACCTCGCTCACACCATTCAGCAAATCCAGCGGGATTATCAATAGTAGCGGATAACATAACCATTTGAATATGTCTAGGTAACATTAAAATCGTTTTTTCCCAAACTTGACCCCGTTCAGCATCATTAATATAATGAATCTCGTCAAATACAACACAAGCTAATTCATTTTGAATATCAATTTGAAACTGTAATAATGTGGATTCTTCTGTAGATGGTTGATTCTCGTTATTAATAGAGGTAAATAAGTAATTCATTAAAATTTCCGTAGTCATGATAAGAACATCGGCATTCGGGTTTGTTTTGATATCACCTGTAAATAGTCCAAAAGAAATATCAGGATATTTTTTTGTAAATTCATAATATTTTTGATTAGATAAAGCTTTAATAGGACTTGTATAAATGATTTTTTTTCCTGTTTTTATAAAATGTTGAATCGCAAATTCAGCCGGTAACGTTTTACCCGAACCAGTATGTGCAGTTACCAATACATGATTTCCTTCAACAATGGATTCAATTGCGTACTTTTGAAAATCACTGAGAGTATATGGATATAATTCAAAATAGGATTCATACTTTGAATTAGATGGATATGGCTTATCGCAAATAACAACCATGATGTATTACGGTATACATATAATATGTATTGAAGTATTTAAGTTGATTACAAAAATAAATTATACATAGGCTAGTAAGACATCATTATCAATAACACCGACCTGCGTGTTTTCAAATTTCGTCTTTCACCAGTTCCAATACCAAAGAAGAAGTGGAAAAAGTTAGACCATCGTAGGTGAGATTTCTACTATTGATTTTACATTCTTGATTATTTTTTATGTTGTGAAAACGGCATTATATTTAATTATAATAAATATATTTAAATAGTTTAATTTATAGTAACACATAATGTCTATATACGAACGATATATAAATTATGTTAAAACTATAGATTTAAATAGGTCAGAAACATGGACATTTAAATCAAGCCCCGAATACACATATATGTTAGAGCATGTAAATGTTAATTATGGAAATATGTATTTAGAATTGATACGAAATAAATATTCAGAACTTTATAAAATAAATAAAAATTATTTAATATCCTTGTGTTCTATAAATGATGCTTATGGTGTGCCATATCTTCATGATTTTAATGATTTCGCTCGGTGTTCTCCAACAAATTTAAGATATATTTTTCATAGTTTGTTGGTATTAGATTATATGAAAGAAAATAATTTAAATAATATAGATTGTATTGAAATTGGTGGTGGATATGGTGGTGAATGTTTTTTCTTAATGAAATTAGCAATGTTATATAACATGAATATAAATTCCTATACGATATTTGATTTATTGGAAGCATCAAAATTACAAAAGAGTTTTTTAAAGAATTTAGAATTAGATGTAAATTGTTATCAATTGGAAGATTTTAATAATTTACCAAAAAATAGTTTTTTAATAAGCAATTATGCATTTAGTGAAATTCCTTTAGAGATTCAATCAAAATATACAGAATTAGTTCTTAATCCATATGTTTCAATTGGACATTTATGTTGGAATAATATTCCTGTTTATAATTTTATTGAAAATAGTATAATAGAAAAAGAAGAAGAATATCCAAAGACAGGTTTAAATAATTATTATGTTAAATTCAAAGTAAAAAATAGTTAGTATATATATAGTTTAGTTGAAATATGAATTTACAAGATAATCAAAGTATACATGGTGTTCCATCGGGTGTATTATATGGCCAAAATGAACGTGTAGATGAATTAAATAATCGTATTAGTAGTCGTAATTTTGCTGATAGTCCATTAGAACCCCATTTTGCACCTAGAGCAGTACAAACAAAACAAACGATTTTCCCAATTGTAAAAAATGCACGTCATTCCACAGAATCATCATTACCATATCCACTTTATAATAATTCTACAAATTTTAGTCCAGGTAATGATGGTGCACCATCTTCCGGATTTTTACAAAATGTAGATGTGGAAACAGTATTACGTAATCAATCATTTGGATTACAACATGGTGCAAGTCAGGCAGTTTATGTCCCATCATCCAATAGTGATTTATACAAAACAACTGTTGTATCAGCACCATCAAATCAACCACATCCAGAATTATTTACAGAACAACGATTTAATACGGGGGTACACCCAAATTTAGTAAATACAGATGTTGGAGTTGACCGCTTCTTTAATCATACGAGAACTCAATTAAGAAATCAATAAGCGTATATTATTGTGTCAATTTATTATATATCATACTATATAATAAATGTTTCAATCACTATACAACATATTTACATCAAATAACCCGAATTTGTATTTTTTACGATTAGTTCTCATAATTGGTATCATATTATTACTGGTAATAATTTCAAAACAAATGCAACATCCGGTTATACGTGATGGTTTTACACAAAAGGAACAATTTGTTTGTAAACAAAATGAAAATGCAAATGACCAATTTTATGCAGATATTTATGATTCTTTACATAATACAAAAAAACGTTCTCAACGAGACCTAATTAATATTATAGAAATGACGGAACCTTCAAGTGAACATAGTACATTTTTAGATGTGGGTTGTGGTACTGGATATATAGTAAACGAATTGAATGAAGCAGGATATGATGCATATGGTATAGATAAATCAAAAGACATGTTGACATATGCACAATTATCTTACCCAGATTCTGAATATGTATATGGTGATGTATTGGATTCAATGCAATTTGAGAAGTCAACGTTTACACATATATTATGTAGTTATTTTACTATATATAGCATAGACAATAAGACCCAATTTTTCCGTAATTGTTATTTCTGGATGAAGCCGAATACATATTTAGTATTACATTTAGTTGATACCGATAAATTCACGAATATGATACCTTATAATGAAACTTATAACGAAGAAAAAAGTACAGGTTCTCAACGAAAAATAACTAGTACTGCAATGTTTAGTGATTATGAGTATAAATGTTCTTGTATTATTCCAAAAAATAATAATCAACAAAGTACTCAATTTAATGAAACGTTTGTTGATATGGAAACAAATCATATCCGACAAAATGAATTTAAGTTGTACATGGAATCAATTGACCATATTATTAAAACCGCTAGTAAAAATGGATTTATTGTAAAGGGAAAAGTAGATATGCAAAGTAGTAATGGTGATAAAAACCAATATTTGTATATTTTAGAAAGACCTTTATAACAAATCGTTATATAATCCAAACACTTTTCGCAAAATATATTAATTATGATATTTCAATATATTTTGGTATTTGTAATAGTTTTCTATATAATTATGTTGGCTATTATCAAAATAAAATATCCATTTTGGAATAACCAACCGGTATTTCATACTTATGACTATATTCGTTCTTGTTATAGAGAACCTTTTATAATACAACAAAATGGTCCTTATAAAACCAAGTATTTTAATGATATTTTAATAAAAACTCGTCATATTGATGAATGTTCTCAAACTATCAAAGAAATAACGGATTTAATACAGTGTCATTACTTGTCCAGTGAATATATTGATTATATTATTCAACCCAATGATATATATGCTATGTTAACAGGACAAAATCAACCGTCCTTTATTTCAACATACAAATTACCAAATTATGAACTGAAACCAAAGGAAAGCAATGAAGGTATTGAACTAATTAGTACAGAAAAATTAGTGGGTTGTATAACATCACGGTCAGTAACTATGTATGTTCGTTCAGTAAACAAAGACAATACGTATAATAAAGTTTTGATATATTTTATAGATAATTTATGTGTACATAGAGAACATGACCATATAAACGTGAGTAGAAATTTGTTACAAACACATGATTTTAACCAAAGAATGTATAATAAAAAAATATCATGTAGTTTGATAAAGAAGGATGGAGAACCTTTTTCTGGAATTCGTCCATTAATCACATATAACACCTATTTTTACACAATACCAAATAAAAAAGTTTCAAGAATGGATTCCAATTATAGTGTAAAAGAATTGAGAACCAATAATATGGAAATTTTTATGGATTTTTTCACCGTAAATAGCGTATTTGAAACAAAAACTATGTTGTTTGATATCATGGTTCTCCCTGACATTGGAAATATTCTCTCACAAATGAAAGAAAAGTTACTATACATTTATTGTTTACAACAAGGTGAAGATATCTTAGGATTTTATTTTGTAAAAGATATGAAACGTCATTATGATGAAAAAGAAGCGAAGACATTATCACTAATATGCAGTGTACAAAACAGTAATAATAATCATTTATTTTATATGGGGTTTTTACATGTATTACGTCAAATAATACATATAAACGCTGATTATAAGATGATAACAATAGAGAACATAGGTCATAACAAAATTCTACATGAATATTGGTGTCGAGGTAAACAGTCGTTATATTCAATAGAAACATCATATTATAGTTATAATTATGTGTATCCAAGTTCTCCAATTGATTCAACAAGATGCTTTTTATTATTATAATAAATCAAGAACTTCTTTATCGCCTTCAAATAACCGCATCTTATATATTTGATTTTTATTGTAAAATCCAATATATTGATGTACATTTATATGTAGGTTCTCCATATCTATGATTTTTCCAACAAAAAAATGACAATGTATATCGTTATAAGAAGTAGTTGTTATTTTTTTATCAATTTTGATTTTTAAATTTAATTCTTCTTTCCATTCGCGATGTAAACATTCTTCCAGTGTTTCATTATCTTCTTGTTGACCACCCGGAAATTCCCAATAGTTTGGATTTGGTCCTTGTTCACATCGTAGTCCCATTAAAATATTACCTGTATTGTCATACATTACACCACAAGCTACCTCCATTTTGTTATATTATTTAAAATAATATTTAACTATTTTTTATTCATTATAATAAATTTTTATTTAGATGCAATATATATACAATGAAATATCATAATACATCCGGTAGAAAACGACAAACAAAGAAAAGAGGTGGTACAACAAGTACAAATGGAAAACGCGAAAAAGTAGTTAAAACACTAAAACAACAATCTGCAAAACAAGCGGCAACGCGAACCCAAGATAACCAACATAGAATAACAGCGATAATAAATAGAATTAGACAATATAATGATGCTAATCCTGAAGAACGGATAGCTGAAAAATATGGAGTAAGAGCACTAACTTCAAAAAAGAACACACATTATACTAATGAACAATTAACTGACCCTTATGATAGTAATTATTTAAACGATACAGAATTGTATAAATTATATGTTGAATATAAAAAGGTTATTGCGGAACGAAGAAAACAGCTCCGTCATATTACTACAGAAGGCAAAAATCTCCGTAAAAAATCTGTAAATAACGAGGTAAATAAAGAAAGGATATCACCAGTAGCATCATTAATAAAACCTTTTACTGACCCAGATGGAAACCCTAGTGATTATCCATTTAGTGATAAAAAATATGTTGATAAGCGAGAATTGAATATATTATATGATAGACATAGAACAAGTCCACAATATTTGTTTGATTTGGATAATATTTTAAAAACGCCACCCAAAACGCCACCCAAAACGCCACCAATAAATTATGGTGACGATTATGATGTTATAGACGGTATGTTTGATACACCAAAAAAATCCCCCAAAAAATAATTTAGTGTAATATTATAATATCATAATATGATTATATTATATAGTTAAAATCATATTATGTCTAGTGATGAAGAATTTGGTGATTCCTCACACTCAAATAAAGCGGCACGATTAAATCAAGAGAGTACACCACAGTCACCTGGAGAATCAGTATCATCACTAGGTTCAACAACATTCTCACCAATGAAAATACCAGATAATAGTTCACCTAGTGTCTATAGTCGTGATGTTGTAAACCAAAACAAAATTACAAACCAAAACAAAATTACAAACCAAAACAAAATTACAAACCAAAACAAAATTACAAACCAAAACAAAATTACAAACCAAAACAAAATTACAAACCAAAACAAAAGTACAAAACAAAAAAATTTATTTACGGATCCGGGAATTGCAAGTGCAAGTCGTGGTGATAGCTTGTATGATAGTCTAACTATTGACCAACTGCTTCAAATGCAACAAGAAATAACCAAAAGCATAAAAAAAAAACAAAGTGTGGAAAAACAAGAAGAATCCAAACAAACATCAGCTACTTTAGCTGATGAATTCGAAGGTGAATCTAAATATAGTGAATCTCAAGGTAGTGATTATCTATATGACGGACCTGATTTTTTTAATAAAACAAATGAATTAAATGAATTAAATAATGAATTAGACAACGAGATAAATCTAGAAGAAGACAATCAAAAATTAGATACTGAAATAAACAACATTACAAAAGCTACAGAGAAAATTGATGATATGTCTGTTGACGACTTAGAAGGATTAGGTGAAGACGAATTAAAAAAGATGTTTAATGAACTATTACAAAAAAAAGAATACGAAGAACTACGTAATATTTATGAACTACAAACAAAAAAAGCTAAGAATGAAGCAATGAACGACAAAGATAACTTGAAAATTCAAGAAGGTAATTATAATAAAGAATGCAGTCAAAGTGATAATGAAAATAGCCAAATGACAACCACATCTTGTATTTCAACTGCAACTATGATGGAGGACACTATTAAAGAAATACATAAGAATAACGTTATTAGAAAAATAGAACATAAGAACAGACAAGACACAGTAAAAACAATATTAGACGTCAGATATAATAAAGAAATAAATTTTGATAACATTCGTGCCGCAGTAGAAGAAGGTAAGAGTACAAATGAACAAATGAGTAGAATTTGGGGTAATTACATAGAGGGTGAAACATTTAAAGATAGACATTGTTGCTATTTATGTGGTGGTGAATTAGTGAATAAAGATAAAGAATTTGTCGGTTTAACATTCAATAAGAGTCTAAAACCAGAAATAGAGCATAAATTACCAGCTATAGAATTTTACGGTAAAGTTCATAATATAATTAATAGAGAAGAATATAAGATTTTGTTCGGTAAATGGGAAGATTTTATAAATAATCCTGATTCAAATGACTTATTATTAAAAGTATATAATAGTATTAATTGTAACGAAACAGAAGTGGACAAAATGGATATTGCGTTAAATTCTTTATGTGATATTTTTCAAGAAAAAAATGAGAAAGACGACTATATAGACAAATTTATATGTTTAATAAAAATTAATTTAATAGAATTTGCATATTCACATCATACATGTAACCAAGTAAAGAGTAATAATAATTTAAGAAAATCTGCAAATATATATACTGAATCAATACAAGAATATTTAAGTAATTTAAAAAATGTAATTAATAAAAATAATATTAATATAGAAGATGGACAACAAATGATTGGTCTTATAAAAAGTTATAAATTGCAACACGAGAAAAATAATATATTAGGTAGCATTGAAAACCCAAAAAATGCAAAAAGAATAAAAGGTAATATGAGATTAATTAATAGTTTAATAGATGATTATACAACACTGTGTGGTAAAACACCTACTCGCATGATTGCAGAATCAATAAGAGATATGAAAAAAAAAATTACAAATAAAACTAAAGGAAAAGCAATAAGTGTTGAAAAAAAAAAAATTCAAGGCCAAATTAAATTGACCTCAACCCAAATAAATAAGATAATAACAAAGTTTGAACTTTATATAAACGAAATGAATGTAACCAAACAAACCGAAATAAACAGAAAATCACCGCGTAATGTTAATGATCCCAAACAAAAATTTATTAAATTATATAATGACCAAAATATAAAAGAAAAAAATGAACAAATAAAGAAAATGAATGAAATTGAACCTGGAATATATAATGATTTTGATAAATATGTTGATTATTATAACAATAATCTAAAATCAAAATTTTCAGGTGTATTTGGTGGACCGAAAAGTGCAACTGGTGGAAAAAAATCAAGAAGGTTACGATTAAAATCCAATAGAAAAACGAAAAAAAAGGGTAGAAACAGTAAAAAATAAATTAATATAATTAAAAATTTGTAATTATATTATCTAATATATTTGCCGGTGCGAGCGAAAGAATCCACAACATAAATAACAAAGACGCCCAAGAAAGTGTATAACAAGAATTCTTCGGTGATGTTGTTAGTTTTTTCGTGTTGTTGTTCTTCTAACAAATGAATCATGTAGTTAATTTTTTCCATCATTTTGTCGTCTAACCCATTACCGTTACCGATAGCCATATTAGAGTAATATGGTTGTGCACCTTTATTTTTAATACGGTCATAACTCTTGTTATAATTACCATAAATTTCAGCAGAATGGTCATTCGCTTTATATTGTTGCATTTGTTCAGGTGTGGATTTCAATGAATTAGAAGCAGCATGGTAAGAAGGTGCAGTGGGTACATATTGTCTAGAGGAAGGTTCTTTATCCATATCTTTTTTGACATTAAGGGTGGGTGGTGATAATGGTTTAAACTCCCCCATTTTGTTATTTTCAATAGATGTATTACTCATTTGGTTTAAAAGGTCATTGACTCTAGATGTTTTAGATTCATGTAAATTTTGCATATCTTCTAAAGAAGGCTGATTATCATTTGGTTTATTATTTTGTTGAGGACTTTCAATGTATTCCGTAAATGCTTCAGTTTGATTATCATTATCTTCTTTAATGGGTTGTCTTTTATAAGTTTTTCTCATAGTAGATGTTCTTTTTTTATTAGAAGAAGTTTCTTCATTGTTCCATGGACTAGCGTATGATATTAATGACATTTAATTATTTAATACTTAAAAAATAGTTAGATATTAATTCAAAATAGAATAACACAATTATTGAAAAAAATGATACATAAATATATATAATGAAATCAGTCGTATCGCAATTCATTCCAATAATTTTGATAGTATTATTATTGTCATGTTCAAAGACATTTGTAAATTTTAGTTATTCTATTTTAGGAAAAGTGGTTGCATTGTTAATAATCATGTTTTATACACATTTAGATAAATATGTAGGTTTGGTGATATGTTTATTAATAATAATTTACTATCAAAGTGACTATGTAGAAAATATGCTAAATACTGATGATATTATGAACAAGCTGTTTGAAAACTTTGAATCAGCTAAAATCAGTAATCCTAAAGCTCGTGAAACGGAACATACAGTAGAAGAGATACAATGCGGTGATAATAAAACATCTCAATTACAAGATAATATGTCAAATTTAGCTGATGTATATCCAACAAAAGAAAATGATAATAGCATTGATGCTGACGAAGATGAAGATGAAGAAGATAAAGATAAAGAAGGGTTTACAACCAAAGCCAAATTTAGAAAAGATAATTGTAGAGGTAAGGAGTTGGTACATAAAAATATGTTAGTAAAGCAAGAAATGGTAAGTCATGTATTTCCTAATGTAAAAATGGATAAAGGTGAGTGTAATATATGCGAAAAAGGGTGTGATTTTTCAATAGGTGATAAATTAGCACATGAAAAAGAATTATTTTCTAAATTTTCTCGTGATGAAAAGTAAATAGATTGATTTTTGAATCATATGCAATAATATCTTTGGTAGGAGGTGTGTATACAATTATTTTCTTATTATTATACATTAACTCTTTGGTGTATTTGATAGATGATTGTAGTAATTTGTATTGTTTTTGAAAAAGTATAAGCTGTTGTAAATTCCTGTATTTATTTGCCATTATAATAATTAGTTATAATAATTAGTTATAATAATTAGTTATAATAAATTGTTGTAAAAATATAGTAAAAGTATATATGGTAGAAAAAAAGACTAAATCAAATACATTTTTGGGTTATTTTCATGAGCAGATACAAGTGATAAATAATAGTAAAATATTTGCAGGTATAATGATTATAACCTTGAATATAGTATCAAAATTTGTTAACATCAAGTTAAGTAAGACGATGGAATCTTATTTAAAGTATACATTTAGTAAATATGTGCTAGTTTTTACTATTGCTTGGATGGGTACACGTGATATTTATATAGCATTCTTTATAATGTTATCTTTTATAATAATTAGTGATTTTTTGTTGGATGAAGAAAGTTTCTTTTGTATATTACCAGAGGAATTCAAAGATCATCATTTGACTATGTTAGAAGAAAATGAAAATATGGAAAATATCACAGAAGAAGAAATAACAAAAGCTAAAAAGGTTCTGGAAAAAGCCAAAGAACAGAAGAAAGAAGTTGAATTGGAAAGTTTCAAGATTTGAAATAAATAGTTTATATTATATGGAATAAATTATGCATATAATATAATTAGAGTAGTATATGGAAGACAGACTTGATTTTGCAATAGAAAGTTTAGTTATAAAAATTTATACAAATATTGCAAGTAAAACCCAAATTGTAGATTTTAAACGTAGTATGTTAGTGCAAGTTGATTCACCAGATGAAGAAACTGAAAAAATAGCATTAGATGATTATCCCAAATTTACTGTAGATATTGAATATCCACTAGATATTTTACGTAAATTACCCTATAATGAACGTATAAATTTCTTTTTTAATTCATCAAAATTTGTAGAAATATTAACACCATATCTTAACAAGACAGATGTGAATGATGATGATGATACGGATACTTACCATAAAGTTCTTGAAAAACGAACACGTAGAAATATAATGACCATGATGGAAGTATTATTTCCAACGAAATTTCCGGTTATTAATGATATTCAAACATCACATAATTATTTACAAGATACACAAACAACCAGGCCATTTTGGTTTAATCCATTCCAAAAACATTATTTTTCTTATTTGAATATTAATAGCAATAAGTATACGATAAAGAAAACTGTATGGTTAAATGATATATTAAATCATCCACACTATCGTAAGATAATTACAGAGTACATTAAATTTAAAAAATGGGCAGATGAGCAAATGTATAGTACGAATAAATATAAAAATCCAGATGACCAACAGAAAGAATATGAAAATAAAATTAAAAATGAATTTGATAAACTAAAGTACGAAGTGAACAGATTAGATAAAGAATACAATACAGAGAATAAAGATCGAACAAAGGAAGATACTGGATTTAATAAATTATATAAATTAGTAAATAATGATTATGATAAAGATAACTTACAACAATATATTAATATATCGGGAAATTGGATTGTTTCTAAAAGTGAGAAAAAAATATATATTAATCAAACTACAAAACCCAGTCGTGAAAAATTAAAAACAATACATGCCGGTATAAAAGAAATATTTAAAGAGCTAATAGAATTAAATGAGAAAATAGAGAAAGCAACAAAATATTTTAAACAAACAATAGAAAATAGTCTAAGAGATAACCAGGATATAGTTATTAGAAAATTTTCAACATTAATGAGTGGTTATAAAAGTCCATTACGTGAAACATCTAATATAGAGTTGCAAAATTTAATAAATGGCGTACAGAAAGATGATAATGTAGCTAAAAAATTTTATGAATTTATGGACGCATTGTATACGAAATACATAAAAAATGAGAATGTAAAATATGATAATTTGTTAGAATTATCAAACGTGGGAATTTCGTATATTAATATTGGCGAAACAAACAAGCCTACAAGAGAAGTATATTTTATGTTTGATTTGATAGATGGTGAAATAACAGATGATAATCTACATTCTATATATTGTCCTTTTATTGGTGAACATCTAGGTAATCAATTAGAATATTTAATACGAGAATCAAAAAATACAGGAAATAAATGGGCTGTAGATAAGAATCGTAAAATGTTTTCTTTAAAAGATGTTCAATCATCTATTGAAAATAATTTTGCTAAACAAGAATTAACAGAAATTGATACAAAAACATCAAATAAATTATTAAATAGTGGGAAGACTACAGAAATTTTTAAAAATAGAGAAGCATTATCGTCTAACTTTTCATCTTATATTTTAAAAAATGCAACAAAAATCCAAGAAAAAATAGATTCTTTGCAGAAAAAATATATAGATAATCAAATATCGGGTATGAATATAAATAAATTGTTAGATTTTATTAATAAAAATACATATAATAATTTTTCCAGTGAATTATATCGTGTAATTAATTTATGGAATCAAGATATGATATATAAAAACAATAAAGTATTAAACTCAATAATGACTTTAGACGGTGATTTAAAAACAAGAAATTTAATATTAGAAGAAAGCAAAACTACGAATGAAGTAAAAAATGATGCATCTAATAAATCATTAGCATTAATTAATCGCGAAATAGAAATAAATGACTTGTATTCATTGATAGTTACTAATTTGATTACTCATGAGAAATTAAAAACGGAAACCATCTCTGGCGGAACAAAGAAAGCAAGACGTAATCGTAATAAATATACCAAAAAAAAATATAAAGTATAATTATATAATATTATATGAATAATAAAACAATAGTAAAAGTTCTTTATAGAAATAAATTAAGGATATGCAACAGATTAGGTTATCAATATGGTAATTGGAATAATAATTATATAACAAATAATATTACCTATAAAAAGATAAATAAACATCACAAAAAAAAAATAGCTGGAAATTATTTAATGAATAATATTCGTGATGCATATAAATCATGTAGTGATGAAGTAGATGATGAAATTATACATAATTATATTGTGGATGGGTTTGAATCATTAAGAGAATTAAATGAGCTAGAATTTTGTTATAAAAAAAAATAAAAAATAATAATATAATAATTATTATTTTTGTTTGGTTATAATGGTTGAATTAATTTTTTCTGGTTATTATGTCTGGCCTGTTTCTGTTTTTCTTTAGTTTGTTCTTTATTATGTTTTTTATTTTTGATTTCATTTTGCACTTTACTATCAATACTTGCAATTAAACCTAATGTATGTAAATGTTTATGAGATTGTGAATCATATGTAGAATATAGTGTATCTAGTTTATCTAGAAATTCTAAAGCACGATTATATTGACCTACTCTTTTATGAATTGCAAATAATCTATGCAACAGTTTACACTTTGATTCATAACTAGTTGTACTGTTTTTTTCTATCATTAAAAAATAGGCGTGTAAAGCTTTTGCTTGATTCAAATAACTTTTATGTGAACGCATTATACAATAGATAATTATTAGTATTTATATTATTTATAAAATTAATTTTTATTGAATACGGATTTACCATTTACAAATTTACCTAGTTCATCCCCAACTTCTTCATCCTTATCTATTGCGTAAATAGTACCATTTGTTTCATCTGTAACATAATAAGATTTACCTTTAATTGTCATTTCAAATACCTCTGATTCCTCTTCTACTTCCTCTTCTTCTTCACCAGACTCTTCTACTTCCTCTTCTACTTCCTCTTCTTCTTCTTCACCAGACTCTTCTACTTCCTCTTCTACTTCCTCTTCCTCTTCCTCTTCCTCTTCCTCTTCCTCTTCCTCTTCTTCTTCTTCA